ATATCGGAATGACCGGCACCCGCCGCCGCCATTTCGGTAATCTTGGCGACGCGATTAGGGGTGAGATTGAAGGACATTTACCCTCCTAAAGGGTAGATACCGTCAGAAAATTCCGACGGCAGGCCCCGACTCAATTTGAGTCAGCGTACCGCTCAGCCGAACGTAATTCGGCTCAGCGGTACCGCCCGAGAAATTGGGCGGCCCGCCCGTAAGGAGGGAGGGTCAATTAGAGTCGCATATTCGGCGAGTAGCGCCTATTCAATACCCAAATCCCGCGTCCGAATTAATCGGTCATTTCCAATTAGTCGCCGGTATTTCAGTTCTAAACTCCGGTCAAAGCGTATAAAAGTCGCCCCCTAATCCAATCCCCTATTAGCGTCAAAATTCGCTACCAAACAATCGGCGGCCGAATTGGATTTTGAGTAACGACCCCTCGCTCGTAATCCCCTCAAAATTCGGAAGAAGAATTTGGCGCGGTATCGACTCTCAATTCCCCCTCCCCGACGGGCGGGGCTCACGGAATCTACGCATAATTGCGTCCCTCCCAATTACCCGCGTATTCATCGAAGTAACCGATATCCGAGGCGCAAATCCGGCTAGGCAATTTGCGTCCGATATCCGCCTCCAATGAACCGTTCGGATTGGGAATCCGGGGGAAAATTCGGCGCCCCGAATACCGGGAACAATCCGAGTAGCGAAGTCGATTCAGAAGCTCAACCTCGCGGAGGGGCGGCGCCATAGCGCCTCGCTCTCGCGAGTTAAGCCTATCGGGAATGGAATATTGAAAATCGTGTAATAATTGACCGATATGAATTAATGAGCTCTATTCCGAGGGGATAAGGGGGTGGGGAGGGTAATTGATAGTGGAACTAATTACGGGTCGAGCTAGAGGTAGGGGAGGGGATACCGCCAGGGGTCGTGATTCGATCGGGGGTGGAAAATCCCTGCTAATACCACACTTTCCAGTATCAATAGGGGGATCGGACTACCCGCAATTGAGTTGGTGGAATCAAATGTGAAATCAAATGTTTCAGCGGTATAAACGCCACTACTTTGGAGGCGAAAATTATACAGAAGGGACTCCGGCTGTGGACCTATAGGTCTGCATTAAAAACCAAATTCACATTCTAAGCAATTCAACTAGAAAACACAAAAAACCCACTTTTCCAGGCCTTTTGACCAGTCGCCTAGCCAGAAAACGCCAAACTATACAAAAAATAGTGTGATTTCCAGGTAAATTCCAATTTCCAACTACACTTCGCCCGCGAGCTAGCTGGTCTTAGCAGATTTTCGTACTCCTACGCGCACGTATACGCGCGTACTTGCGCGCGCCTACATACTACCAACTCTTATATATATCTAAGTACAGCGCGCGCGCGCGTGCGCGCAGGGGCGCATACGCGCGCGCGTACTTGCGCGTAGGAGGAGCCGCACGCGCCTAGTCCCGCTAGAATCCGAGGCCCGATCCGAAAGGAGTGATCCATGTCAACCACCGACCAAGACCCAGGCAGCAGTTTAGGCGACAAAGGCGTTTGCAACTTCATGTGGGGGCCTGGTTGTACGACCAACACCCCTTCCCTCAACGGCAACCACCTCTGTCAGCTCCCCAAGGGCCATACCGGCGACTGCCACTGCTTCACCGATGACACCTACACGAAGCTCGGCAGCCTCAACCGGGCGAGGGTCTGATATGCCCAAACGTGCCTACGGCCGGGGCGGAAACAAAGCCCTCCGAGCGATGAAGAAGCGTTATGGCGCTAAAAAGGGCGCGAGTGTCTTCTACGCCAAGGCGAACAAGTACGGGAAGCGCGGAACATCAACAACCCGGAAGGTCAAGTCCACTTACGGCAAGGGCGCCAAGCTCCGCCGGCCACAGAAGCCGAAGAAACGCAAGTGACGCCATGACAGCCCTTCAAACCACAAATACTTACACGTGGCTCCGGGACGCGGCTACCTATTCTCGGGTTCACCCGCGCGCCAACCCGAAAGCCCCACTGGTGAAGGATGATACCGAGAAACAAACCCGGACCATCAACGACCCTCGCTACGGTGGCCTGTTCGCTTTCGGGATGATCATCGCCAGGCCACCGATTCCGCACGACAAGGCCGAGTTCTGGAACCATGTTTGGGAATTCACCAGCCGCACCCTAGCGCAGGCAGACCCCGACAAAACTGAAGGGATGTTCATTCTGCCGGCCGAGACAACCCCCTGCCTACGCGTCAAATGGGAATATGAGTTCTCCCAGAACATGAATCAGCTCTCGGCCGTAGTCACCGCCACCCCTCAATTCCGTGATGACATCTGGTACAAGGAGCCCAAGCTCTGTTTTAATGGACTTTTGGGCTATAAGACGTGTGACGTCTTTGATATTCACGGAAAGAAGCTCCAAACGTACGATTTGACCAAATTCACCAACCCCGTCCGGAAAACTTGCCAAATTCCGCACAAAACGCGCTTCCGATACGTCCTTCGGCCGAAAGCGACTCAATTCCCCCAATTAACGATCAGATTTAGCCAAATCGACTGGAATCCGTGGTTAAAGCCCGCAAATGCGGCCGAACCGCTCTCAAACCTCTCAATGGGCTATGACGGCTCCATCAAACCCGCTCCGAAGTATTGCCTCGCCCCTGATGGCCGCCTCAAGAACCAAACGGAGATTCCTCGGTGGGGGAAGGACGATCTTTGTGGACTTGCCATCCACGGGTGGGAGGGTGGCTATGGAGCTCCGGATTGCTGGAACACCTTCCGGCCCTGGCCCCGCGTTCCGATCAGACTCCGAGCCACTGTGAGGTTCCAATGAAACTGCCCACCTTCAGGCGACGCCGCACCCCTATCAAGCACAACCACATGCTCCTCTACCCCGGCCGGACCATCCTAGTACAATGCACCGGAGAGAGCTGCCCGTACTGTGGGTTGCCTAAGCTAGACGTACGCGGCGATCCCTGCTAGACTCCCTCGTGCATGATCCCTCGTGGTAACGGGTGGCGGTGGATTTCCGGATCTGCCGCCACCCGCCGGATATGAACCACTCACTACCGCTCACGGACTACCAGCGGGACACGATCCGGGCCGCTGTTGAAATCTTCAACGAGCTGCCGATCTGTCCAAACCACAACGTACGCCACATCGGGCCGCATATGGCGGACTACGAGTGGCTTATACTCGTGGATGCGTCCGCGATCATGGAGGAGTGGAGCATAGAGCCGACAATTATCCCCGGCACCACGAGGATTGAAGTCGCCGGGGTTACATCGACGTGAGGGAGGGAGATGAAGAGACTCATAGTGGCTTTGGTTGTGGCTGGAGCCACGTTCGGGGTCGCCACCGCTGTCAACGCTAGCATTCCTGACGCGAATGGCGTGATCCACGGTTGCTACGCCAAGACCGGGACGCCCCAGCAGACTGCCGGCGTTCTTCGCGTCATCAACGCGCCGACGGCGCAGTGCCAGTTCTACGAGATCCCACTCAACTGGAATCAGCGTGGAGCAACAGGCCCCAAGGGAGCCACGGGCCCACCTGGCCCGCCAGGGCCCAAAGGCGCCACCGGCCCGAAAGGCCCGAAGGGGACAACCGGGCCCAAGGGAGCAACTGGACCTCCAGGTCCAAAGGGCGCTACCGGCGCTCCGGGGCCGAAGGGTGCTACTGGACCAAAGGGCCCAACCGGGCCAAAGGGCGACAAGGGCGACACTGGGCCGCCAGGGCCCAAGGGCCCAACTGGGCCAAAAGGTGCTACTGGCCCGCGAGGCCCAACCGGCACGGGTCAGCGTGGCCCGACTGGACCAACTGGCCCAGGCGGGAAGGACGACGACGACAACTTCACTATTCTGCCTGTTTGCGAAAATACGTCGTCCGGCGAGCTACACGTCAGTCCTCCCCATAGCTGCACGGGTCAGGACGAGATCATCATCCATCTGGTGAAGGCTCCGTAGCCAAACCACTACCATGGGAGCGCATGGTGGAAAATCTGTACTCGATATTCGCGGTTGACCCAGGCGGGTCTACGGGGCTCGCCTGGGCAACCTTTCACAAGGAAGCTCAGACTGTCAAGGAAGCGATCGAGACCAAGCTCGCTCCTGGACAGTTGACGATAGAGGACAGCGACCGGAACCAGGTCACAATGATCTGCCGGAGATGGCGCACCCTCTACAAGACATGGGTCATGGGGATGGGGATTCCGCCCCATGACTGCTATATGGTGATCGAGTCTTTTGTTCTGGGCCCGAAGACTCCTAGCGGCAAGGCCCCATTACGGGCAGTCAACATTGGCCAGGGTGTTTACTACTACCGGCTGGGTTCGGCTCACGAACACGAGCGTTGGAACTGCGGTGAAGTCCCGCCGGTCTTCGTCTATTGGCAGACTCCGGCTCAAGCCAGCTCCTTCGCTCGGGCCGAGCGCCTCAAAGATTGGGGCGTCTGGGTGAGAGGCCACCAACACGAGCGGTCTGCGTGGAAGCATGTAGCTTTGAGAGTCGCTTTGATTCAGCAAAGCTCTCGCGCCTCGCGCGTACGCGCGACCGCACGCGCGCTCGCGTAACGCCTCAAATCCCTTTGTTCAAGCCGTTTCTGAGCGGCTACTAGCGCGAGCGCCGAATCATAGGTACGATCCCGCCCGGTGTCAGTCCCGTACATGCTGCCCGATCCGCTCCCGCCGGTCGCTATCCGTGCGGTCGATTGGGAACCCATAGAACTGGGAGCCGATCAGCTCTACTCCCTCCCAATGACGTACGAGTGGAGCCGAGACTTGGACTGGTGGAATGACTTTCGCCAAGTCAGCTCGATCAAGTACACGGCCAAGCCTCCAGAGAGGCCATGGTAGTGGCTACACCAAAGAACTACGTCCACAAGCGCCAGAATGGCCAAATGACGGATGCCTCGGTCGAACAATTGAAGAGGCTTCATGTTCGCACCAAGAGACGAGCCGATCTGAACAAGAACAAGCCACCCGGCGCGAAGGTGCCACGCAAAGGAGCTGCCAAGGCCGAACGGCTGGGTGGCGCTCCCAAACATAGATTCAACCCACCGAAGAAGCTGAAGATCAAGGAAGGCATCCCAGGCCAGGCTCAACTGGCTTATGCCGGAAAGTGCGCGGCGAAGACGAGAGCCGGTGGAAAATGTCAACAGGCTGCTGGGTTCGGGACGGATCATCCGGGCCTCGGCCGCTGTAAGTACCACGGCGGCTCAACTAGGGTCGGATTCGGCCATGCAGTCCAGGAGCGGGCCCAGCTTATGGGCGCTCCGATTGATATGAACCCCATCGAGGCCATTATCTGGTCAATCCGCATCACGGCTGGCGAGGTCAAGTGGCTTTCCGAGAAGATTGCTGAGCTTGACGAGAAGGAAGGCATCGAGAACACAATTGTCGGCAAACAGTTCCACCTGTATGTGCGCGAGAGACGCGACCGGGTGGCGCTCTTGTACCGGATGGGCAACGACGCGCTCAAGCTCGGTCTAGCGGAGCGCGCCATCAAGATGGCAGAGATGTACGGAATCGCGCTCTCCAGGTTCATCATGGGTGTGCTGGACGATCTCCAACTGACACCGGAGCAGGCGCAGATGGCGCCTCAAGTCGTTCGTAAGCACTTGGTGATTCTGGAGGGCCGGAAGTCGGTTGACCCTGGCAAGGTCATCGAGGAAGCGATCGAAGATGCTCAAGTCGAGGAGGTTGAATCATTCGCGATAACAGCATGATGGAGCTGATGAACCCGTCGGATTTGGGGATAGTCTCACTTCCGCACGGGACGGCTGACGCTGTCATGCGATACTGCTGGCCTCCTCCGAGTGTTTACCGGACGGAGCCTGCCCTTTGGATTCGAGAGCGTTGTCAGGCTCACGTTTGGAGCAAGCAGGAGGAGATCTGCGAATCTGTCGTGGTCAACAAGTACACGGGAGTGAAAGCATGTCACGGGCCAGGCAAGAGTTTCATCGCTGGCAAACTCGCGTCTTGGTGGCTTGACCCGTCTGTTCACCCGATCGGTTCTGCGTTCGTTGTCACTACCGCGCCTAGCTGGCCACAGGTACAGGCGATCCTCTGGCGTGAGATACGCCGCACTCACCGTCAAGCCAACTTGTTCGGGAGAATCACGCTGGAGTGTATGTGGCATATGGGCGAGGGTCGATCGGGTGAAGAGATCGTGGCCATGGGCCGCAAGCCGCAGGACTACGACGAGCAGGCGTTTCAGGGCATCCACGCCGAGTACGTGCTAGTTATTGCCGATGAGGCGTGTGGCATCCCGAAGCAGCTCTGGGACGCCATCAAGTCCCTAGTAACCAACGACGAGTCCCGCGTACTCGCTATCGGCAACCCGGATGACCCTGGGTCGGAATTCGCGCAGAACTGCAAGCCGGGCACCGACTGGCACGTCATTCGCATATCCGCGTTCGATACTCCCGCGTTCACCGGCGAGGAATGTCCCCAGCAGGTGCTGAAGCAGCTTACGACCAAGGACTGGGTCGATGAGCGCCGCCGGGACTGGGGCGAAGGGTCGAACCTGTGGATCTCAAAGGTCGAGGGTGAATTCCCGGACATCAGCGACGACTATCTCATCACTCCGAGCATGATCGTGAGGGCTCACACCACAGATCTGCCCGGATTCGAGTACGGGCGTTACGGGATGGACGTATCCCGCATGGGCGAGGATATGACCGTCATTTACCGCAACCGGGGCGGTCAGATCCGCAAGGTTGACTCCTGGGCGAAGCGGAACACCATGGATAGCGCCGATCGTGCTTTCAGGTATCTCAGTCGTCACTTCCCGCGCATGGTGCCCATGAACGTGGACTCGATCGGCTTAGGTGCCGGCGTGTACGACCGTTTGAAGCAGCTCGGCTGCGAGGTAGGCAACTTCGAGGGCTCGGCCAAGGCACTTAGCCCGACAAAGTTCAACAACCGGCGCTCGGAGATGTGGTGGACGTTCCGGAACATGATGGAGGATGGAATGATCGACCTAGATCCGGAAGACTCCATTCTCGCCGAGGAGCTTCAACAGATTAAGTGGTACGTTGACCTTTCAGGTCGCATCTGTATCGAGACGAAGGAGGATGCCAAGAAACGAGGCGTTCAATCTCCTAACCACGCGGATGCGTGCGCAATGTGCTGCGTGCAGGCTGGAACGGTTCTGAAGTACAACTCTGACTCGATCGCTGGCGATCTTCTGACAGCGGCGATGTAGGAGGAGGATATGACCGATACACAATCCTGGATCCTGTTGGTCGAAGTCGGGATCATCGCATTTGTGCTCTTCATCCAATGGATCGGGAAGCGGCCGTAATGCCGCCGAACGTCAAGTTTAATCGCATCATCAAAACCAACATGACTGGTGATGATGTCAAGGCGCTGAAGATCATCACGAGTCGTGCAGGTTTCTGGCCCTGGGCCGAGTTCGACAACATAGCCCACAAGGAATTCATGATGGGCAAGGGCAGGACGAAAGCCATGAGCGGTGTGCGCGGGCTTCAGAAGGCTCTCAAGGTAACGGCTGATGGAGTTTACGGCCCGGCCACGCACAAGGTGTCCCTCCCTCATCGCGTTCCGCGAGGCATTCCACATGCCGGCGAGTACATCTGGGACGCGCACTCCCAGGCGCTCTACACGGGCAGCTATGCTCCGGCGGCTAGAGCCAAGGATCTGGTCGTAAACATCTTCAAGTGGTGGGACTGGATGATCGCTCGTCAGCGGTCGATCCACTACTCGCAGATGAGGCCGATGACTCAGCTGGCTCGCCATCACAGCCCGCCGATTCTGCCGTACTCCGAGGATTGCTCCTCGACGTTCATTTACGCGGCGTTTCTCGCCGGTGCGAAGTCACCTGATGTCGCTTACGGTTTCAGCGGCTACGGCAATACCGACTCTCTCGTCAGGAACGGCACGTCCATCCGAGAGAGCGAGATTCCGAAGTTTTGCGAGAACTACTACCTTGGAGTCTATTACGGCTCCAACATTTACAACACGCACCATGTCTCAGCGATCAAGAGCCCTTCGCGAGTTGCCTCGATGGGGAACGAGAATGCCCCGGATTGGTGGTCGTCGATTCATCAGGGGCCTGGAGCGATCGCTTCAATCCGAGCACACGCTGTAGTCTGAGAGGAGGGAAGGATGCCGACTCGTAGGAAAGGTGGCGCGCACGTAGCGGGGAAGGTTGCCCCGCCGGTCAACACGGCTCAGTACCAGGGAACCAAGCGCGGGGGTTCTGGGAACCGGAAAGGCAGCATGAAGGCAGGAGCGCGGAAACGATGACAATCACGGCACGGAAGCTCGACGACCGGGACATCTACGAGGTCAGCTACGACAACTCGACTGGCGCCGGACTGGTCACGGCCAAGTTCCACAACCAGGCGAACGGCGACAAGTCCAGCAAGCGAGTCGTTGACGACGGGACGCTCGACGTTTCTGTCGCTTACGGCTACGAGGGCACCGACAGCGTCAAGATCGAGCACGAGGACGGCACAGTCCTGGACGAGGGCGAGATCGAGTTCGCCTGATGGCAATGACGCCTCCACAGAAGCTCGGCGATCGCATCGGCCCACCGCCCACCGATCCACTCGGCGCGGTACTCCAGGGTACACTTAGCCCGGTAGGCATGGCGCCGTGGTCGCAATGGTACGACACGTCTGAGTACGTGCCGGACTTGAAGTGGCCTCTGTCGGTGGCGGTGTACAACCAGATGAGGACGGATTCACAGTTGTCGGCCCTGTTCAAGGGGACAACCCTACCGATTCGGCGGTGGGATTGGCACATAATCCCGAACGGGGCCGACGACGCCATGGTGACCGAGCTGCAGAAGGATCTCAATATTCCAATCGAGGGCGAGAAGCTCTCGCTGGAGCCGAAGCGTGGTCGATCCAAGAACAGGTTCGCATTCAAGGAGCATATGCGCCTAGCGATGCGGGCGCTCTTGTTCGGCTACGCCTACTTCGAGCAGCTAGGTGATATCACTCCAACCCCTGGATTCCCGGACGGCCGTTGGGTTCTAAGGAAGCTAGGCGAGCGCCCTCAGAAGACGATTGATCAGATTCTCGTAAACGACCAGGGCGGTCTGATCTCAATTCGCCAGAACCTGAGCAGGCTCACCGGGTTTGGAACCCCCGGCTATATGATGCCACCTGAGATCCCTGTCGATCGTCTCGTCGCGTACGTCTGGGAGCAGGAAGACGGTAGCTGGGTCGGGCGCTCTGCTTTGAGGGATTGTTACAAGAACTGGCTCGTCAAAGATCGGCTGATCAGGATCGACGCTATCAACCACGAGCGCGCGGGCGGCGTACCGTACGTCACCGCGCAGCCCGGAGCGACAGGCGGCGAGATCGAGCAGCTTCACAATCTAGCTCGTGACTTCAAGATCGGAGAGGCTAGCGGCGGTGCCGTTCCGTTTGGAGCGAAGCTTGACATCGCTCGGGCGGGGAATACCGATGTCGTCGGATCTATCAAGTACCACGACGAGTCGATGGCACGTCAATGGCTGCTGATGATGATGCAGCTCGGAATGACCACCAGCGGCTCTCGCGCGCTCGGCCGGACGTTCCATGACTTCTTTGCCACAGGACAGGCAGCGATCGCTGACTGGTTCTGTGAGGTGTTCAATCCATTCATGATCGAAGACTGGGTGGACTGGAACTATGGCGAGGGAGTCGATCAAGTACCTCTCCTCGGATACGAGCCTGACATCGACCTGGCATTGAGTGAGATCTCAGGCCTGATCACGACAGGAGCTATCGTCGTGGATCGCGAGTTGGAAGACGCCCTGAGGCGTGAGACAGGGCTACCCCCGAAGCAAGTGGGGTCGCCTGACCCGGTTCCTCTGAAACCTCCTCCTTCTTCCGGTAGTGGTGGTGGGTTCGGGAATAAGCCGGGTCAGGAAACCCCCGGATCTGGTAATGAACCAACAGGTGGGCAGGGCCGATGAGGTCGCTCAACCTCCGGATGGGGGCGCTCCCTCCCGTCACGGCCCTGCTCGTTACTCAAAGGAGGCCAAATGGCCGGTAAGATCAGTGGAGCTACAGGCAAGAACTTCGGGCAGGGTGGCCCGAAGACTGGTAACATTCCCACATCGATGTGGGAAGTTCAGAACGTCAAGTTCAGGCCGGAGACGGCAGGAGCTGCCTTCGCGGGCGCTATGCTCAAGAAGGAGTACGCCAAATCGAGGGGCACGGGTCTCAAGGTTCCGTAAATGACCTGGGTACTTGAGAAGATAGAGGGCACGCCTTACACGCGCCTCAAGGGCGCGCCGTTGGTGGGCACAGGGATCGACTATTCCATCTCGACGCATCCTCAGGGCTTCACGATCTCGGAGGAGATGCTGGCGGATGTAGTAGCGGCCATGGACGATCCAGCGATCGTGGAGCCTCGAATGAAGCTGGGGCATGACGATCCTCGCTTCGATAGCCCCGAGTTTGACGGAGAGCCTGCGGTGGGCAGGATCGAGAATCTCTCACTGAGCGATAACGGACAGACTGTTTATGGTGACTATGTCACCTTCGACTGGCTGGCTCAGTTGATCCCACTCGCCTACCCCAACCGCTCCGTCGAGGCAGGATCTGGTGTACAGCCGATGTGGGTAGAGAACCACGAGACTGTCACCGGCAAGAAATACCGGATGGTGCTGACAGGCGTAGCTCTGCTCGGTATCACCTGGCCTGGTTGTTCTACGCTAGATGATCTCCAACTGCTTTCTACTGGTGAGGGGGTGACAGTTAAAGCCGCCATGAATATCGAGGACGTTCGCACAGAATACTACGATCACCTCAATGATCAGGGCTCGGATTACTACTGGTGGTGGATCCGAGGCATGCGGCTCGAACCCAACGAGCTGGTCGTGGACGACGATGGTGGCCATCTGTTCCGTGTTCCGTTCACGGTCGATGGCGACGTTGTCGAGTTCGGGGATCCAGTCCAGGTGATCGTGGATTACAAGGACGTTCCCGAGGAAGTGGCGGCGGGCATTACGACCGAAGCGATCATCGGTCGCCGCCAGGAGCAGGATGCCGCTGTCCTGTTCGCGAGTAGGGCGGAATCCCGCCCGGAGTCAACAGAAGGAGGACAGATGAACCGTGCTGCGCTCTGTGCCTCTCTCGGACTGGCCGAGTCCGCAACGGACGAAGAAGTCCGAGAGAAGCTCACAGCAGATGGTGTCATCGTTGCCTCCACGGGCGAGGAGGAGCAGCCCGAGGATGACAGCGAGGATAACGACGAGGAGGAGAGCAACGAGGAGGAAGCCAGTGTGGAGGAAGAAGTCAGCGCTGGTCTACCCCGAACAGTTCAAGTCGAAGCATCCGTCTTCGAGCAGATGAAGTCCGATGCCGCACTCGCGCGGCAGATGCACAACCAGAACGTCACGCTCGAAAACGACACGATCGTCAAGGAAGCGGTGCGGGTGGGCAAGTTTGCTCCGGCCGTCGCCGCGTCCGTTCGCAAGCAGCTCGAAAATCCAGCAACTCGCGAGTCCGCAGTCAAGTGGATCAAGGAGCTGGAGGCAGGCGTCGTTCCTGTCAATTCCATCGGTAGCTCGGCTGCGGGTGACGAAGTCGAGAACGAAGTCAACGAGGGTCTGCCGTGGTTCGCGAGGGATCGCGCACGCGCGCAGAAGCTCGCGGCGGCTTCCGGTAGCACAGTTCAGGCCGACGGCAAGTACGCCGACCGCTCCGGCACTGAGAACCTCAAGGCGGGAGTCAACTAATGGCCAACGACTGCATCAAGTTCAAGGAGGACGGCGACCATATTACCTGTGAAGCGGATGCTGCGCCTGTCACGGGCAAGCGGTTCGTGTACGTCTCCGGAACCAGGACATCGACGTTTCAGGCGACTGGTCAGGGTGCGGGCCTGGTGGCGGACGCTTCTGTCGACAAGTCCAACGTCTACCGAGTGAAGCAGGTCGCAACTCTCGGCCAGCGCGGGCTCGGCGTAGCCGCGTTCGATGCCGCGTCCGGTCAGATGGTCAACGTCATCCGGACGGGTATCGTTCCCGTCACGGCCGGAGCAGCAATCACGGCCGGCCAGGAACTGATGAACGACACCCAGGGCCGTGTAACTCCCTGGATCTTCGCAGCGAACATGGTCAATGCCAAGGTCGGTATGGCCATGGCCGACCAGGCAACTGTCGGCAACGACGCAGAAGTTCTACTCTACGAGGCATAGGAGGGGGTGAAGACACACATGAAGCATCACGTTCTACCGAACGGGGCCGTCCTCCTCATGGAGGATGAGATCAAAGCATCGTATTTCCCCAACATAGTCGCTCACCCTCTCGGGCCGCCAACGCTCTCAGGGACGACCTACACTGTGGACTGGGCGCTCAACAACCCTACACGCGTCACGCAGACACTCATGGATCTGACTCTCCAACGGTTCTTCGCCGATCGCGTGTTCACCAACGCGGGCGGCGTGACAGGCGGCGCGGTCATCTATGACGTTCTGCTCCTGAACCAGCTCTACCTCACACGCGACTTCGAGATGATCGCTCCGGGAGCAGAGTTCCCGATCGTGACGTCTCAGCGGGTCGCTCCGCGCGTGGCGCAGGTAGAGAAGTGGGGCGCCAAGTTCTACATCACGGCCGAGGCTCGTGACCGCAACCAGATCTCCACGTACACGCAGCAAGTTCGCCAGATGGCGAACACGCTGGTTCGCAAGATCAATCAGCGCGCGGTGGATACGTTGGAGGCTGCGATCACGGCGTTCTCTCGAACCACGACTGGGAACAACTGGACGACGGTGGTCACCACCGGCTCGTCCGCGTCGAACGCAACTCTCTGGCCTGCGCGTGACTTCGCTCGCGTTACGCAGATGGCAGAGCTGGACGAGCTGGGATACACGTACGACCTGTGGATCATGAATCCGCAGGAGTATTTCAACCTCGCCACCGTTTACGGCAACTACCTCAGCGATCTGCTCGCCAGCACGGGTTACGACTTGTTCGTGACCAACAGGGTCGCTCCCGGCGTGGCGTACGTCGTCGCACAGGGTCAGGTCGGAGAGATGCGAGTCGAGCAGCCTCTCATGACCGAGGCCTGGTACGAGCAGGAGACGCAGCGGTACTGGACGCAGAGCAGCGTTCGGCCGATGTGGTTTGTCAACCAGCCGTACGCCGTCGTCAAGATCACCGGACTCGCAGGCTAAAGGGAGGGGGTGAATTACATGTCGGAATCAATCTACGGTAAGGATACAACTTCGTCCGATCTGGCGGGTTACGAGTCGTCCGAAGACTACACAGATCAGGGCGACAGCCGTACCGTCAAGCATCTCATGTTCCCCTTCCTCGTTGAGTCGCCGAACCCTTCAATGCCGGACGCGGGGCCGGTACTGAAGGAAAGGACACTGTCGCAGGGAGACACGATCACTACTGAGGAGCTGGGTCCGCTCGCGCTGGAGCGTGGCGAGCGTCTCGGCTCGTTCTACACCGACAAAGAGCTGAAGGCTTTGGAAGCAGGCCCGGCGCCGGTGGAGGGCGAGGTTGCTCAGCTCGAAGCTGGATCGGCTAGCGACGAGATGGGAGTCCACGAGCTGACGGAGTACATCGAGCAGAACCATCCGAACGTGGACGACACCATCGCTTTGGCAAAGGGCGATCCGGAAGCCGCCGCCCGTGTATTGGAGGCAGAGGGCATCGCGACGGGTGGTGATCCACGGTCGGGAGTTACCAAAGGCCTGACCGCGATCATCGGAGAGGGCTAGTCGGTGGCGAGGGGCGGGTCAACAGCCCGCCCTCACCCACTCCACTAGAAACAACAGATGGCATCCGCTAAGTGGTATTCCAACGGAGTTCTTGGCCAATGGAGCGGCACGGCTGCCCGTCGCGTGGACTGGGTGAACGATACCATCAAGGTATCGCTCCATACCAGCGCATACACCCCGCTACAGTTCACCCACACCTACTACAGCGATCTGGCGGCTGAGCTAGCGACTGGCTCGGGCTACTTCGCCGGTGGCTACACGTTGGTCAACAAGACGCTCACCATCTCTGGGAGTGAGATCAGGCTCGATGCTGATGACCCCCAGTGGACAACGGCAACGTTCACGTTCCGGTACTACGTGCTTCGCAAGGACACGGGTACGCCCACTACGTCTCCACTACTCGGATACGGAGACATGACCACGGATCAGTCAATCTCGTCAGGCACGTACACGCTAGTCGGAGATGCTACTGGCTGGCTCAAGGACGTAGTTTCGTAGGAGGTTATAAATGGCAGTTGTTGCAAAGTGGTACGGCCTGGCCATCAGAGATCAGTGGGGTGGCCCGACCGGCGCAACCGTTCCCGTCAACTGGATCACCGACGCCAACATCAAGGTCGCTCTCACCACTGCGGCCTACGCTTACAACCAGGACACCGATGAGTTCTATAGCGTAGTCACCAATGAGCTGGCTACCGCAGGCGGCTACACGTCTGGCGGCGTCGTACTCGGAACCAAGACATGTACCTACGACACCGCATCGAATGAGTCGCGTCTGGGGGCGGCGAACGCATCCTGGGCATCCGCGACGTTCACCTGTCAGGTTGCCGTTATCTACAAGTACACGGGCACGACCACTACGTCTCCCTTGCAGGGATTCGTGGACATGGGGGCTGCTCAGTCAGTCTCCTCGGGTACGTTCACGATCCAGTGGGACGCTACTGGCGTCCTCAAGGGTACAGCGGCGTGAACAAGAAGGTCGGTAGCGTTGAGCGGCTGGGGCCAGATCTCACGGTCTACGCCCCAGCTGCTATCTGGCCAGATCCGACTCGGAGAAGGGCTCTCGATTCAATTTCCGCCGAAGTCACGCCACAAGACATCATCGCGATGCAGGCGGCAGAGATTCGGGAGCTTAAGAAAGCAATGGAAATCCACAAGATCGCGACCCATACGATCACGCGCTTCTGTATCTGCTGTATGCATGTGATCCTGCTTCATACGGGAGAGGATGTGGTGTCTTTGGATCGCGAGCTGTTCGAAAAGTTCAAGGGGGCGGAAATCCAGATCGCCGAATGGCAGGAAGGAAATGCGGGGCCGGTCTTCGGCAGATTCCTGGAGAAGTCACCCGACATCATGATCGGAGGAGACTCTTGAGTATCTTCAGAGTGATTATGGTTCCGCCGGATGGTCAACCGCAGACCTTCACGGATCACAACGACGCGATCGACGAGGATTTCGAGCGTCCATATCTGCGGGATATCACCCTTCAGGCCGGGAGCGAGAACGCCGCTCGGATCGTTTGTGAGCGGCAAGCGTTCGACATCGCGACTCAGGAAGTCGCTCAATCAGGAGAGCACACTGACGACCCGGACGCCTCCATGGAGGCAGTTCTGGCTCGCCAGTGGCAGATCAAGTCGATCGAGAGCGAAGACGCACCAGCGACGGCACCGACGGAGTCAACTCCGGAGGCGTGATGCGTCGGAGTTTGCTGACCGGGTGGGAGGCAGGGGTGACTTTCGCGGCAACGCGGGAGTCATCCCTGTAGCCTATGCCACCAAATTTGACCACTGGCCCTAGCACTCCAGTAATTGATGCCTTCAACAGGGCGAACGGAGCCATGGGCCCGAACTGGAGTTTTCCGGCTGCCGTGTCAGCTGATATCGGTTGTGCAATTTCCAGCAATCAGATGGGGTCTCAGTTGCAGCCTTCATCTGATTATTGGAACGCAACAGTCTTCGACTTTACCGCTGGCGCGGTCGAAAGCTATCTGGATATTGTCTTGTCAGCAGCGTACAGCGTCCAGGTTATTGGATATATGTATGCTGTTGGTTACCACTACCGCTTCGTCAGTGATGCGGTCAACGGTAGACTGCGCTTAGTCGTCTGTCAGGCCGGGGTTGATACCAACGTTCATCAGTCTGATGGCGTAAACGTATCTGGTGGTGGCCAGATGTGGATGTGGGTCGAGCCGACGCCAAGCGGCCCAGGGCTCGACATCTATTGCATGTATCGTAACTCGCATGCCGGGGCTTGGACGCAAGCGTTTCCCGTCACCACGGACACTACCTTGCTCAGGACTTCTGGTTACATCGGTGTCCGTCTAGGATCTAGTCAAACCTTTAACTCCTTCATCGATAACTTTGGCGGCGGCGCGACCGCAGTATCCAAAACTGTCGTAGCTCCGCCAGCGAGCGCAACGATGTCTTCGGTCGCGCCAGTGCCTCGGATAGACGACTCAGTTGTAGCGCCTCCAGCCGTCTTCACCGCAGCTCCAATAGCGCCGGTTGTTAGTATTCCGAAGACAATTGTAGCGCCTGCTGCTTCTTTCGCGGGGAACGCGGTGGCGCCGATTGTTTCTGGAACGGCGCTCGTGATAGCACCAGCGGCGCTTCTCATCGCGAACTCTCTCAGTCCATCATTCATTATCTCCCCCATCACAGTGACGCCTCCTGCGCTCTCTACCTTCGGAGCGGTCGCGCCCGGACTGGGGCAGCGGATTTTCGGAGTCCCTCCTGTTTTTACCATGAGCGCGGTGGCTCCGCTAGTAATTGTGAGCGCCTCAATCGTTTCACCGCCCGCGATCATGACTGCCTCGACGGTCGCGCCGACATTGAGTCTCTTGATGGTGGTGCCGCCTGCGATCACTAACTTCAGCGCGCCGGTGCCCAATCCGTTCGTCGGCGTGCTTGTCTTCTCGCCGGTCGCGCTCCTTACGGCGAACGCAATGAACCCTCTTCTGGTCGAGAGGTTCTTGCCGCCTGCTGCGGCGTTCACGGCCACGAGCGTTGCTCCGAGCCCTCGCCTGGCTCTGATCCCGGCAGCGGCAGTCTCATCGTTCTCGGGAGTCGGCCCAGGACTGAAACTTCAGACGGTTGTCACGGCAGGGATCTGGACGGCTAGCGCAGCTGCTCCATCTTTCGTCGCCGGGTCTGGATTCGCGCTTGCGGTTCCGGCCGCAATCTTCTCGGCTTCGGTCGTTCCGCCTGGATACTCAACTGCGTCGAGCGTGCCGCCCGCTACGTTCACGGCGTCGAGCGCCGTTCCAGTTCCAGCCCTGACACAGTTCATTCCACCGGCGTTCTGGACGGCATCCTCCGGCGCTCCGCTGACGATCCAGAGTCCGCTCACGATTGCGCCACCGTCTACGGCGACGTTCGGAGCTGGAGCGGTCAAGCTCTCCCTCGATCTTCCGATTCCAGCTGCTCAGTTTATTGCCGGAGGAACTTCGCCTATTCCTGGGCAGAGGTTGTTTCCAACGCCAGGGATCTTCACTGCGACTGTATTTGTTCCGGCTTTGATTGTTCAGCTCTCCGCTCCGCCATCTCGGGCGACGTTCTCCGCGAGCGTGCCAGGGCTCGGGATGGCGGTCAATTCCCCGGCCGGGATTTGGATTGCGAGCGTGTCTATGCCGCAGCTCGCATTGACTGTTCCGGTTCCGGTCGGGGTCTTCACAGTGAGGGCATCAGCGCCGACGCTCGGACTTCAGAAGACAGTCGTGCTCGATGATGCTGCTCGCGTTTTGTTCGGCGCTTTGGATCCAGCCCCTATGTTGCGTCTGTTCTCGCCACCGGCGACGTTCACGGCGAACACAACGGCGATCGGACTCAATCGAGGAACGAGCGCCGTCCCAGCCGAGACTACGTTCAGCGCGCCTGTCCCAGCCCCTCATACCTTCAGCTCCCCTGCCATCTACACCTACCCGCCCGGAGACATCGTGGACTCTAATTCCTGGCCTGATCATGTGGGAGCGTAGGTGGCAACCCTAATCTGGAACGAGGATTTCGAGACGAACACGATTGCCACGATCTTTCCTGGCGGGAACTCGAATGCCTCGATTGACACCGTTGTCTTCAAAACTGGAGCCAAATCGGCCAGGTTCAATGGTGATCCTGCTTATGGACTCCACACTTGGACTTCTGGCCCCATCACTGTGTTCAAAGCTTGGATCTGTCTTGCGGCTATTCCGAGCCAGGGCATCGAATTGATGACTTTGAACGGTGGCCCTCGTTTCGGTTACGACATAGCGTCAAACAAGTTCGGGTGGATCAATGGGACAGCACAGGCGATGGATCGCCTGTCCAATGTTACGCCGGTAGCTGGACAATGGTATCTCTTTGAGTTCCGTATTAACCAGTCTGCGAATCCGTGGGTGATCGACTGGCAGATCGACGGTGTTCCCCAGACACAGATCACCTATGCTGTTGCTGCCTCAACAGTCAACGGGATCTATCTCGGGCACACAACTGGGTTCTCGGTGTTCGTCACCCTTAACTGCGATCTGGTGCAAGTGTCTCAGACGGCGGCGGACTACCCGCTCAGTGTTGTCTCGAACACAATAGTCGCGCCACCAGCGACATTCACAGGCAGTTCTGTCGCTCCGGTGATAGCGAGAGATGCGACGGTTGTAGCTCCGCCGGCAGTCTTGACCGCTAGCTCGGTAGCACCAGGATTGGGCGGTGGAGTCATCACTCCACCCGGTACCTTCTCGGCGTCGTCCGTAGCTCCGACAGTATCCATCGCCATATCGAAGACGGTAGTTGCGCCACCTGCCACCTTCTCTGGCAGTTCGGTCGCACCCGTACTAACGAAGTCAATTCTGCTGACGTCGCCGCCAGGGATCTTCACAGCTTCGACTGTAGCGCCCAATCTGCTTCTGCTCATTATATCGCCTGTCGCTGTATTTACGGCATCTTCCATCTCGCCAGGACTAGGCAGATTGATGGCGCCTAGCGCCGCGCTGACGACGTTCTCATCGGTCGCGCCGCCCGTCACGTTCACCAACCTTGTTGTAGCTCCACCAGGAGTGACGACCTTCTCGGCTGTCTCGGCTGGGCTCTCGCGCGGCGGGAGCATAGCCCCCAGCGCGGCCCTGGCGACTTTCAGTTCGGTGGCGCCTCCGATCCAAACGTCTATCTCTTTGACTGCGACGGTTGCGATCTGGACGGCGACTTCGGTGGCTCCTGTTCAGATCAATACCTTGACTGTTCCGCCAGGGATCTGGACGGCAGCCGCAGTCGGGCCATTCATCTTCCTCCATTCGTTCTATCCTTCGCCTCCTGCCCTCGCAACCTTCACAGCGCCCACACCAGCCATTCAGACTGGGGCCGGGATCACGATAGCGGTACCACCGGCTGCTTTCTCGGCTAGCTCTGTCGCTCCTGGGATCCAGCAAAGTGGGACAGTTGTCGCTCCTCCGGGTATCTTCACATCTAGCTCTGTAGCTCCGACGTTCGTCACGGGTGCTGGAGCTACTGTGGTGGCTCCGGTCGCGACCTCAACCTTCAGCACTCTGGCGCCGGTGGTGACGCGGACGGCTACTGTCACAATGCCTCCGGCCTCTGCAACGTTCGCGAGTACCGCTCCGGGGATTCTCGCCGGGTCGGGGGTACTCGTCGTTGTACCGCCTGCGACAGCGAGCTACGCATCGAGCGCGCCGATCCTACTAGAGTCGAGTAGTGTCGTCATCCCGCCGGCAACGATGACTATGAGCGCGCTAGCGCCGAGCTTCGTAGTCTCCAAGCTACTCGTGACTCCTGTGGCGACCTCCACCTTCTCGGCTGTGGCTCCGTCATTCTTGACGGGAGCAATCGTTGGGGCACCAGCCGGTGCTTGGCAGGCGACTGTTGGCTCTCCCCTGGTCGCTATCCGGCTGGATGCCCCGGCGGCAGCATCCGTATTCAATACTGTGACCCCAAGCTTTGGATCGTTTGTTTACGTCTATGCCGTACCTACTCAGGCGATCTTCGATGGACTGAAATCCCGAGTAGTCATCGTAGGTTCCGGGATGAGCTATACTTATACCCCAGGAGTGGTCTGGCAGGCTCCGGACGGAGACATGATAGTGCCTAAGACGGGACGGATCGTTCAATCCTACGAAAGGTTCTGATGTACGTCGTCACATTTGAAGACTTTACTCCGCCTCCAAAGTTCGACGGCATCCCCTGGAACTCGATCCACATCGAGGAGTCGATTGGTTCGAGCGGGCCTTGGACGGAAATTGACGTCCAGCCCCTAAGCCCGCTCGATTCCAACCCAACGGAGCCGATGGCGCGCGCCTTCACGACTGACCAGGCGACGCTACCGAACGGCTGGTATCAGATCATCTTCCACGATCCTGCCGCCTCCACGGCAGTTCCAACCGTTCCGATCCAGAACATCCCCAGCGAGACAATGCCGTATCTGCCGACTCTGGCGGACATCGGGGCTCTCATGAGAGCGCGTACCGTAACCGTCATGGGGGATGAGGTCGGAACGTTCAACGAGGACACTCGACCGACCGGCGAGGAAGTCAACCGGCTCATCGTTCAGGCGGCTGACGACGTGATGGCGGGTTTCGACGTAGACATCCCTCCGGGTGCCTACCGCTACGCCAAGCAAGCGATCATTTACCGCACCGCCATGCTGGTCGAGCTAGGCTACTGGCCGGAGCAAATCAACACCGGCCGCTCCCCATACCCTCAGTACGCCGCGATGTTCGACAACTTCATGCTGAACCTGGAGAAAGCGATCGAGCGCGAGCAGGGAGAGCTGATCACCGGCGAAGATGCACTCAGCCCTGGGATGGCGGCCTATACCTTCCCCGACACCAGCATTCTTGTTGGATGGAGTACCCGCTGGTGATCGACAAACAATTCACGGGGTTCAGCGTTACTGTCGAGAATATGCAGCCGATCCTGGAGAAGTACAACCTCACCATTGATCGCGCTGAGCATATGGAACCCGCGATGCGACTGATCGGTCGGCATATCAAAGATCTGATCAGGGCCAACTTCGAGTCCGAGGGTCGCCGCCGGGGAGGAAGCTGGGCAGCTCTGAAGCCTGCTACCATCAGGAAGAAGATGAGGCTGGTCGCTGGAACCTCGGGCCTCACTATCACCGGATCAAATCCTCACGGAGGATTCACGACCAAGAGGGGCAACAAGTTCGGCCCGACGCTACATCCCGTCAACCGCAAGGGCGTCCCCAAGCATGTCTTCGAGCCGGTACGTCTAACCGATCGGCTCTACAACGCTGCGGTGGGGCATACAGATGAGAGCGTTGGAGAGATCGGCGCGAGGCATGTCATCGTCGGAGTCGAGGGCATTCCTTACGCTCAAGTCCAACGGTTCGGCGGCGGAAAGAACAAGATCCCAGGGCGCGACTATCTGCTGATCACTCAGGCAGATCGCATCCGGATGATGCAGATCATTGAGGATTACGTGTACGAGCAGTGGTTTGGTGGAGTCAGCGGAGCTAAGCGGACGAGAGGATATGGAGGGTATGTCTACCCCATCAGCGGTAGTCAGTGACATCTTCGGGCCGATAGTCGATGGAGCTTCCATCGAGGAGTCCATCCTTCGACATCTTCACGATTGGATGCCGGTCTATCTGCGCGAGATGGAACTTCAACTCGGCTATCCAGCTGACCAACATCTACCGGCGATTCGCTCGTTCACAACCTTCAGCAGAATCGACCGCTTCGATGAGCAGCAATTGCCGGGGCTGCTCGTCTTCTCGCCTGGACTTGCCCGCAAACCGACGATGGAGGGCGACGGAACCTTCACCGCGATCTGGAACATCGGGGTGGCTGCGTTCGTCTCGGCTAGAGATCAGAACTCAACGAACCAGCTCGCGAAGGTGTACGCGGCAGCCGTGCGTGGAATCATCCTTCAGAAGCCGGACTGCGGCGGCGTCGCGTTCCACACAGAGTGGATGGACGAGAGCTACGACGACATCTTTATTCCAGAGGACGAGCGAACCATCTCTACCGGAGTTGGGTTCTTCGAGGTAGCAGTTGATTCCGTTCTCGACAAGAGGGGAGGGCCACGCACGTATCCGTTCATCGAAGATCCTGACCCGGAGACGCAACCTGGCAGCCAATGGCCAGAGGCCCAGGACGTGATCGTTGACGTAGAATCGGAAGGGGTGAATTAATGACTGAGTTCAGGAACGTCGGCGCTCTCACCGACCTGGCCGATGGGAGTATCCTGGCGCCAGGAGAGGCGAAGGAGCTGGACGCGGAGGCTCAGGCAGATCCGTACAATGCCCGTCTCATCGAAGAAGGACGGATCGTGGATACGACCGCCGTCATCGAGGAGGAGCCAAAGGCCACAACGAAGAAGGGTGGTGACAAATGAGCAGGCCAGGAGTCGAGATTGCCCTGTTGGAGGAGCCGCCTTCAAGAACTCCTCCGACTGACACGGGCGTATTCCTTGCGATTGGCCCGGCACAGAAGGGCTCGGCTAACACTCCGCAGTTCATTCGCAGCATGTCGGAGTTCACGACGCTGTTTGGTCAGCGCGTGACCTACAGCTACCTGTACGACGCGATCGACTGCTACTTCAAGGAGGGCGGGAGTCGAGCTTACATCCAGCGCGTCGTTGGCCCGGCACCTGTAGCTGCATCTTTCATGTTGAAGGATGCGTCGAATGCGAGCTGCCTTCAGGTTCTAGCCAACAGTCCTGGATCATGGGCCAACGCTCTCACTGTTCAGATCCTCGCAGGAACGGTGGGTGGGTACTTCCAGATCCAAGTTGCTACCGGCGCTACGATCCTGGAGAACTCCGGCGATCTGCTCGACAAGCCGGCAGCTCTAGTCTGGGCTCAATCCTCGGACTACATCACGCTGGTGGATCAGGCGGGAAGCGTTCAGGATCCAGCCGTGATCGCTGCTTCTGCTCTCCTCGGCGGCACGGATGACAACACCAACATCGTGGAGCAGAACTGGACGAATGCACTTTCTTTCCTCAGCAAGGATCTCGGGCCTGGTCAGGTCGCCGCTCCGGGCCATACAACGCTGGCGGGACAGACGGCGCTCCTGGCCCACGCGGACGCCAACAACCGAGTTGCTCTCGTGGACTGTGTGGACTCCGGCTCCAAGGCCACGCTCAAATCCGCCGCCGCCGCCCTCCAGGGGGCGGTACCAGGAAATCGCCATGCTGCCCTGTTTGCACCCTGGGCTATCGTTCCGGGAATTGTTGCTGGTACAACTCGCACGGTGCCTTGGAGCGCCATCGAGGCCGGTATCATCTCTCGTAATGATGCGCATCTTTCCCCGAACACCGCAGCTGCTGGTCTTCAGAATGGCCAGTCTGTCTACGCGATCGGACTCAGCCAGCCACCCTTCATCGACTCCGATCGACAGGATCTGAACGCATCATCGGTGAACGTCGTTCGCGCTCTATTCAACGGGATCATGGCGTATGGATTCCGCACTCTGGTGCAGCCCGCTGGAGATCCCAACTGGATCGCGTTCAGCAACTCGCGGCTCTACATGGCGATCTACGCCGACGCCGACGCGATTGCTGAGACATTCGTGTTCGCGGAGATCGACGGCAAGGGGCTGGTGTTCAAGGCCATGGGTGGCGAGCTGGCCAGCATGCTCAACGGCTACTACAACGAGGGCTCGCTCTACGGCGCGACGCCGGACGAGGCGTTCATCGTAGACACCGGCTCGACGGTCAACACTCCAGAGTCGATCGCGAACCTGGAGATCCATGCGGTGTTGCGCATCCGGATGTCTCCGTTCGGAGAGCTGGTGCACATCGACATCGTCAAGAAGCTCGTCACTCAAAACGTCTAAGGGGGTGAAGTAGTTGCCAGTGAAGTCATCGAAGGGCGGGCCGACCAGGAAGGACACCTACACGGTCATGGTCTCCGTCGATAACACTCCTCTCAAGGCTGGAGTGTTCGACAAGATGACCGGCGGGGATCTGGACTCGGACGAGTTCAAGTATTACCCTGGAGGGATGGTCGATCCGATCTCCCTCGGAGGCAAGGTCAATCCGTCCAACGTTGTAGTCTCTCGGATCTACCGGCTTCAGCGTGATCACGACATGGTGCAGAAGTTGTACCAGGCCGTCGGCAAGGAGACGGGAACGATCACGCGCCAGCCGATGGACATCGAGGGTAACGTCTACGATGGATCACCAATCGTTTGGACGGGCACCCTCAAGCGCGTCACGGTACCAGAAGTCGATTCCGAGTCGTCAGATCCGGGCATGCTGGAGCTGGAGTTCACTCCGTATGGCGTCCCGGTGGTGAAGGGCTAAACCCAGGTCAGGGAGGGAGCGAAATGCCATTGCCAGATGAAGAGAAGGTGACCCAGGTGTTCCCACCTGTTGCGCCTGATGTTGAGGAGTCGAGCGAGAACGGCCCGGAGCCGACCAGTAACGAGCAGCGCACGATCATGGATCGGCTTCGGGCCCAGCGTGATGCCCAGACACAAGACGTCACTTGCTTCATCACGGTGCCTGGGTACAAGGGGCTCATGAAGGCAGAGTACAGCGTCCTGGACTCGACCGAGATGACCATGATCGGCCGGAAGATCCAGCGTCAGTACAAGGATGACGGTGATCGGCAGATCAATGCGATCATGGACATTCTTATCCGGGCCAATCAGGGACTCTATTACGTGGAGGAGGACAACAGCCTCACCCACATCGACCCGGATAATTCCGGAGATCCTCTGACGTATGGGGATCCAAGGACAGCCGAATACTTCGGCTTTGATTCGGAGACGGCGCGTGGATCACTACTCGGAGTCTTCCAGTTCAACGAGATGTCTCTGCTCGCTCACGGTCTCAAACTTAACCGTTGGTACGAAGACACGTCCAAGGATGTAGATGAGACATTCCTGGGGGAATAGAAGCCAGCGATGAGATCACCATGGCCGCGCAAATACTCCTCGCTGGCGGAGATCCCCTACAGTGGCTTAACACCGACGACGCGGTGGAGGCCAACATCATGTACCTAGTCGCGGTCAAGGCATTGAAGATGCAGGATGAGATCCTGTTTGAGAACCTGGCGCGAAGAATCGCGTCAGCTGTCGCTAGGAGCTTCAGGCGATAATGCCATTCTCGACTGACCAGGCCAGCATTAAGATCACGCTCGTCGATGTGGGCCAGGTCGTTGCTGGCGCTAAAGCCGAGCGCGATGCGATCCTGGGCATTGGTGAAGCTGCTTCGCTAACCGGGAAGAAGCTGGATGAGACGAAGCAGCGTTCCTGGCTATTCAACCAGGCTCTCTTCACAGCTCGTCGCTACTTGTACGGATTCACGCTAGCCGCGAGTGCTACGGTCGTCAGCCTGGTAGCGATGGGGTGGCAGTTTGACTCTTTCAGGCAGCAGAGTACGTTAGCGTTCACGAGCCTGCTGGGCAACGCGGGCTTGGCGCGCCAGGAAATCACCACGCTGTTCAACATAGCGGCGAAGACCCCGTTCACGTTCCAGAACGTCACGGCGACCGCTCGTCAGTTCTTGGCGTTCGGCTTCACACTTCAAGATACCAACAAGTATCTGAACGTTCTAGGCGATACCGTTAGCGCGTTCGGTCTGAGCGGAGAGCAGATCTCGCATCTCGCAGTCGTCTTCGGGCAGATCCACCAGTCCGGTCGTCTGCTCGGTCAGGACATGAGGCAGCTGGAGCAGGCAGGCATCCCTGTCTTCCCGGCTCTGCGTAAGGAGCTGGGCCTGACTCAGAAGCAGATCGAGCAATTCATGAAGGGCCAGCTCGTCATCCCGAGCCAGTACGGCATTCCGGCCATCATGAAGTACCTCCAGCAAAGGTTCGGCGGGATGGCTGCGATTCAGTCCAAGACGTTCCAGGGCGAGGCCTCGACGTTCAAGGACTACATCTCGCAGCTTATGGGGACTCTGGAGCTAGGTCTATTCAACAGATCCACGAAGACGCTGGGCAAGGTGAACGACGCTCTGGTGACGCTTACTAAGACTGCCCAGAATAAGGGCATTACAGCCTTCATTAATCAGCTCGACTCGATGCTGGGTCTGGGTGGCAAGTTGTCATTTGGATTCGATCTGCTCGTCTCCACCCTCAAATATATGTGGTTCGCTGCTCGGAACATCTACACGATCTTCAAGGATGTCTCGTCCGTCCTGTTTTACCTGTTCGCTCCGTTGTTCCTAGTAATCAAAGGGGTTGAATGGCTGGGGACTCGATCGGACTATCTCTACTACGTTTTGTACCCACTTGTCGGGTTGATGTATGTTTGGGGAATCTACATGGTCTACGCGGCTATCTGGACAAAGATCGCGGCGATCGCAACTTGGCTGTACGAGGCAGCTCTCTGGGCGCTACAGGTAGCGACTGTTGCCGCATTCATCGCACAATCGTTTCTTAACGTCGCTCGCGAGGATGGGATCATCTATGCGCTCTACTCGCTCGGGGTCACATGGGGTCTGGTCGGAGCGTACGAAGCGGTCACAGGAGCTGCCACCAGTGCTGCTGGTGCCGTCTGGACTTTCACCGTCGCTCTTCTGTCCAACCCTCTCACCTGGGTCATCCTAGCGGTCATAGCTCTCTACGTTGCCTTCGTGATTCTGATGGTGAAGGTGAAGGCGTTCCGCGAGTTCATGCTACACTTCGGCTGGGCCATTTTGATGTTCATCCCTGGGCTCCAGGTAGTAGCTGTCATCTTGATGATCATCGGCTACTGGAAGCAGTTCAAGGATGTGTTTGTGTATGTCGTCAACTTCGTTAAGAGTCACTGGCTCGATCTCGTTCTATTTCTGACCACGTTTGGAGCCGGCAACATCCTGTATCACTTCTGGGATCCAATGGTCGCCGGGCTCACGAATGCCTGGAATTGGATCAAGCAGATGTTCTGGAACGCTATCCACTGGATCGAAACGACGTTCCAGGGGCTCTGGGATAAGGTCAAGAAGATGGCCCAGGACGCGCTAGATCCCCGCAACTGGCTGCCGTTCGGGACGGGGAGCGTCATCGGAGGCAAGGGCAAAGTGCACTTCGGATGGAAGGATGCGTTGAAGTTCGCGATCCCGTTCGCCTCTCCATTCCTCAATGCTGATGGTGGAGTGCTCTCTCAAGGGGGATATGGAGTGGTAGGTGAGAAAGGCCCAGAGCTAATCTGGATGCCCAAGGGAACCAACATCTCGCCCATGTCTCGGGTAAGTGACCCCAAGTATCAACCGATCCAGCCGTATGGAGGCAACGGAGCGATCCATATTCACGTCCCTGTCAACATTCACGGTAATGCGATCGCCGAGGCGAACGCCGCTGTGATGCTCGATCATATGGCGAGGGCTTAATGCCAGCTCCTAAGTATTATCTCCAGTTCAAGACTGCCAACGATAACGTGGCTGCGCTCCTGGATGAAACGACTCCAACGGTCACTGATGGTTACGGCGGTTGGAAGGAAGTAGACCGAGCGCGCCGGACGAGCTACGTGGACTGGCCTGGAAAGCCTGCTCTCAAGATGACGGTTGGAATCGTCTTCGATGGACTCAAAGAAGACTTTGGTGTCATGCCGCAGGTGAAGCGCCTGGAAGCTATGGCGCTCCCTGGCGACGGAGTTACTAAACCTCCAATAGTTAAGCTATATGGATTCGTTCCTCACACCGATCTGTCCTGGGTCATCTCCTCAATTGCCTGGGGAGAGTCGATGCGTAACGACAAGGGGGAACTCGTCCGGCAGAAGATGTCCGTGACGCTCTGGCAGTTTGTCCCGGCCGATATCGTCACGAAGTCACCAGCTAGTACCGCCAAGGCCAAGGCGAAGACGAAGACGACTCAGGAGAAGGGCAAGAGCACTCGGAGCTTCACTGCATCAAAGCATAGCTATCAGCCCGACCCGACTGCGAACGCGACAGCGACGACCATCTATACTACCCACGTAGGTGAGACACTCGATGGGATCGCGGCAAGGGAGCTAGGCGACTGGCAGAGATGGAAGGAACTATCTGACCTCAACAACGTCGTGGTTCCGTTTCTGCCTCTCCCCTTCGGGCAACGTCTTAAGGTGCCAGTGAACTAATGCCAAAGCCTAAGCAGCCAACCAAGCCAGAGCCGCCCGTCAATAAGTCTGCTGGTCACCGGCCAGACGAGAGCTATGGCACCGGCGCGGATCTCAAGGAGCTATGGATCTACGTCGAGGGGAACAAAGTCGAGAACGTTCGAGAGCGCGTGATCGCAGACGGCTGCAAGATCAAGCTGACGATCGACGGCGCGAGCACGGTGACAGTCAGCCTGGACGACTACAACCGGAAGATCCTTCGAGGCAAGAACATCATACGTCACAAGTCTCAGATCTTCGTTCAGGATCGTTGGTGGACGCTCGTGCAGGGAACCAAGAACGGCGATCAGCTCGATCTCACCTTCGAGGATTCTCACGTCGCCAACATGAGAACGTACGGGAAGTTCATCTCCACGCCTAAGAGCTGGGGCAGTCGCTGCCAGTTCGTCTGGCGCCTCGTGCTGGAGGCAGCCGCGACGGATAGGACTCTCAACTTTGAAGCTCCCTGCGTTGGGAAGCAGATTCCCACGAAGCTCGTGGACATGGTGCTCGGGCTTAAGGAGCCCCCGTCTCCTTACATCAGAGATCCATTCGTATCGCAGGAGCCAAAGGGCAAGATCAAAATCAAGATCGACACTGCTGCTCCGACGAACGAACAGCTAGATAACATCAACACCATTATGGATGTCTGTTCCGGGATGAACGTCCGGCGGAAAGTCGCGGTCTGCGCAATCATGGTGGGGATTCACGAGTCCAGCATCCGCAACCTCACCTTCGCGCAGTCGCCTCTCTCGGATGCTCCTGGCTACGACAATCCTCTATTCCCTCTCGGGCGAGTAGGTCATCGAGGCGTCTGGCAGCAGGATCCACGCTTCTGGCCCGCGAGTGGTAACGTGAAGACTGACGCTATCGGTGACGGAACTCACGACGGATTCGTCAAGAGAGCGAACATGGTTGATCATCAGGAGCCGAACTGGAGTGTCAATCAGATAGCGAACCAGGTTCAGTATCCTGGTGGAGGAACTAACTATTTCTTCGGCGGTTCTGGCGGTCTGTTCCGTGTCGAGGCCGAGCGCATCGTAACTGCCTGGGGCTGGTCGGGTGGCGACATCCGGAGCAAGGTTCCGAATCCGAGTGATACCAGCAAGGCCGCTGGCAGCCAGACTGACGTACCTCCGATCATCATTCCTCCCGGATTCAATCCGGGCACGGCCGGTGGTGGAACGAACACTCAATGGCATCGAGGCAGTCCAAAGAAGAAGAAGGGTGTTCATCGCTGGGAGACGGAGAACACTTGGGGCTGTATCCAGCGGATGGCGCAAGAGGTCAACTGGTACGCTTTCATGCTTGGTGACTATGTAGTGTTCGCTCCGGGTGACTGGCTGTTCGATAAGCCTAACACCTTCAAGTTCAAGGAGTTTGAGACAGGAGTCGGATACATCGACGGCGACTACGACGTCAACAAGAAGAACGGATCGGTAACGATCCACACTCGTATGAATGAGTGGCCGGTAGATCCAGGGAACGTTATTATTCTTGAAGACATGGGGATCTGGGACGGCCAGTGGCTCGTCAGCAGCTACGAGCGCAGTCTGTTCTCTCACGAGGTCACCGTCACAGCCGTCAAGCCGAAGCCGAAGCTCACTGAGGCTCAGGCTATCGGCGCTCCAACTCAGCAGCCGAACTTCGGCGGCGGTATAACTGATCCCAGCAAGAAGTACCCCAAAGCGACCAGCCCCGTCAAGGTTCGTAACATTCGCGCGAAGATCGGCGCTTGGGCTCGTTCTGGTGCAAAAGGCCCACCGCCGTACTATGGAGATTACAGCGGCGGCTACAAGGGCAAGATGGGGAACTGGCCGGAGCGGATGGACTGCTCTGACTTCGTAGTTCAGTGCTTCGCCTGGGGGTCTAACTTCGTTGAGCAGTATGACCCGAACCAGAACAACTGGTCGGATGGAAATACTGCCTCGATGTCCGGTAACGGTAGAACGATTCAGCAAGGGGCAGCTCAGGTGGCCGATGTCGTTATCTGGAGCGCCTCGATCCCTGCCGTTGGCGGCAACGCTGAGCACACAGCTGTCTTCGTACAGGACTGGAACGGTGAGGATACTGAGATGGTGAGTCATGGGGGAAGTTCGCCTGGGCCCTCCATCATCAGCTTTAAGGATGAGAACCGTTATCACGTATCCAGAGGGGCTAACCCAACCTTCTTCAACTACATAGACTAATGACCCAAACCAGCATACTTACCAACCTTCTCCAGAATCCTGAGATAGATGACTACGACGGGGCCTGGTTCGCGACCATAGCTTATGATGTCGCGGATTTCAACCAGCCCGTCTGGGTCGTCATCCCGGACGCTTCCCCTACGCATTACTGGGGCCCATGTGGCTGGCAGAGCAGGGATGCCCAGACCCTACCTCAGAAGGACGATCTGGGGATCGTGGTCTTTGATAACCGTCGGAACCTCTGGCTGATCGCCTGGTGGCCGTTCACCGACAATACCGGAGAGACGACTCTGCCTCCTCCGAAGTCCAAGTACCCGCCAAAGGTAGACGCTGTAACCGGCAAGGTGAATTCGATCGGTGGTATTCACGTCGATCAGAAGACAGTGACGGTACATAATGGAGCAGGCCTGGGGGATGGTGGTGGTGTCCCGGTGACGACGACAACGAAGCGAGGCGTCATCCACGACACCGAGGGCGCTGGTGACTACCAAGGCCAGATCGACTTCATTGCCGCCAACTATCCGCCTCACTTCGCGATCGGCGTCGATGCCGGCCGGCCACGGATCACTCAGTTCTATCCGCTCGGGACATCCGCCGACGCGACAGTAGCCCACGACTTCGAGATCTGGTGCCAAATCGAGATCATCGCACCGTCCGGCGCAGCGGTCGGTTACACTAAAGGTGACTGGCGTACCTGGCTAAAACCGATCAGTGATGCACTCCAGGGCTTGATGGGAGGCGTCGGAGTCCCGATGACGTATCAGGGGAATCCAGCGAACCGTGGAGTAAACTGGGCGAACGCTGGATGGTTCGGACACAATGACGTTCCTGACAACGACCACGCCGATCCGGGTACAGGCTTCCCTTGGAGTGATTACATGTGAGATCGAAAGACGTACTCATCCCACACATCGCTATCCCTCTCACGTTCCTGGGCGGCGGCGCTGGAGGCATGGACGTCAACGAGCAGGATACGCTCGATGACATCTATGACTGCGTACAGGCCATCATTCGCTGCCCCGAGGGCTGGCGGCCAGAGCTGCCTGGTTTCGGGATCACTGACCAGACATTCGCCGAGGATGAGATTGACCTCAGTCTGATCGCGGATAAGGTCGCAACCTGGGAGTCGCGCTCCGACGCTCTCTACGAGCAGACGCTCAGCGGCCCGATGCTGCTCGACGACCTTGTCAAAGTGAGAGTCGCTAAACTCTCCACCACGATCGGAGGCGTGAGTGCCTAGCTATCTGGCTCCACCAATTGAGACTGATCCGGATATCCTCGCCGAGGAGTGCTTCAACTTTCTCCAGACTGAGTACCCCGGCTGGCTTCCGAACGAGGGCAACTTTGAGGTCTGGCTGATCGAAGCTCTCTCGCGACTAATCGCAGAGCTGCGCGACATCACGAGCCTCGTCCCTACCGCCATCTTCAAATACTTCGGAATGACCCTCATGGGCATTGTGCCGATCGAGGCTACACCGGCGACCGGCTACACAACATGGACTATGGTGGATGACTCAGGCTACACGATCCCTGCGGGCACTCAGGTCGTCATGCTCGACAACGCCGGGAACGAGCACCCCTTCGTTACGAGTGTTGACGTGATCGTCCCTACGGGCAACACTGTGACTGATACGGGCGGGGTTCTTATCACGGCGGTCTTTGAGGGCGTAGATGGTTCAGGGCTCAGCGGCACAGTAGACACCCTAGACGTTTTGGCCTTTGTTCAAAGCGTGGTAGTTGAGGGTCAGACGACAGGAGGCCAGGACGCGCAGACTGATGACGAGTATCTCGATCATCTGGTCGAGCAGCTCCAGCTTATGGCCCCGCGTCCGATCCTGCCAGCTGACTTCGCAGCTATGGCCAAGAACATCGCGGGCGTCTTCAGAGCGTATGCGTATGACGGTCTGGTTCCTTCGGTGAACGAAGTCCAACAGATCGCCGTGGACGCGACGGCCGGCACCTTCACAGTCACATTTGGCGCGGGGACGACAGCTGCTCTCGCGTTCAACATCTCACCGGCGGCGCTCTCAACCGCGCTACAGGGGCTCAGCACGATCGGCTCGGGGAACGTCGTAGTCACCGGCGGGCCGGGTGGAGCTGGCGGTACAACGCCGTACCTCATTACTTTCGTCGGAGCGCGCGGAGCCACTAACCAGGCAGCTATGACGACTAACGCTACCTTGCTTACCGGCTCGGCTCACACCGCAACTGTCACAACTGTCAAGAATGGAAGCCCTACGGCGTACAATACCGAACGGTATACAACTGTCTTCCCGGTTGACGAATTCGGCCAGCCGATCTCTGCCGGGTTGAAGGCTACGCTCTCTGCTTACATGGAGTCGCTCCGCGAGGTCAACTTTGTCGTCCCCATCGCCGATCCGACTTACACTCAGATTGATGTTCAAGTCGAGCTTACAGCGAACCCAGGGACAGACAAGGTGGCGCTCCAGTCGGCAGTCATCTCGTCGCTCCAGAACTATCTCAACCCGGCGCTCTGGGGCGTTCCGTTTTCAGACCTGACGGAATGGGTTAATGACACCAAGCTTCGATTCTTGGAAGTAGCCCAGGTTGTCAACAACGTGTTCGGTGTCCGTTACATCGTCAGCATGACGACGGCGATCCACAATGGTTCACCGAACGTGACCGATATCCAGATGTTGGGTGATGTGGCTCTCCCGACGGCGGGCTCGATCGTGGTGACGGTGGACTAATGCCTCCGGGAGCTAACCCACAAACCGGAAGTCTCGACAACTTCAATCGCGCGGACTCTGGGTCACTCGGGTCGGCTTGGTCTTCTCCCGCCCTGTCCGGAGAGAGTTCTCTCAAGATTGGTGGCAATAACGCTGTCGCCTACGTCGGGCAGAACATCCCCGCCTCTAGTTACTTTAACACGCTATTCGATGCTTCCGGTGGCGCCGAGTGCTACATCGACTTGGCGAGTTTCAGCGGAGGCCAGAACTTCCAGCTGATCTTCGGACTTACGGCGGTAGGCTACGGATGGCGCTTCGTCTGTGATCAGGCGAATGACATCTACCGGCTGAACCGAATGGTCGCCGGGGCAGACACAACGCTCGCATCGAACAGCGGAGCAACCGCAAACTGCACGAGACTCTGGGTGTACTTCGAGCCGTCCGGTACAACCGGCATGCAGATTTGGTGCTATGCGTGGACAGGTGGCGCTTGGGTTCTGCAATGCAACTACACCGATACTTACTTTGGTGTCGTCGCGAGTCAGTACTTTGGTCTACGGATCTCAGGATCGCAGTCTGTCGCTCTGGACAACCTGGGTGGCGGCTCTCTCGGCAAGAAGGGTAACGCGACACCAGCTATAGCAACGGCCTCGGCGCTCCCCGCTGGGAGCATGAAGTCGCTCCAAGGGATCTGCGCTCCAGCGACGGCCACGGCTTCAGCTCCCGCCGGTAACTCCAAGATGGCAGCATTGACAGTCGTCGCGCTCTCGACAGCGGTAGCGATGGCCGGAGTCAGTACAATGCGGGCCTCGGCAGCTCCGCCAGGGATCTCTACCTCAACGGCAGCTCCAGCGGTTGGCCATACCGATGTTCCGGTCTTCCCTCCCATCCCACCACCGACTCCTCCGCCACCGGCTCCACCGCCAGACCCGCGAGATGTACCGGCCATCGATGGGCCGTTCACCTACATCCTCTACAACGCGATGCTGCCGCTCGCGTGGGCCGACGAGTTCACGGGCTGGCCGATGCTCAACTTCTTCAAGTCGATTTGCTACATCGTCCACGAGCCGTACGCACTGGCCGTCGATCCGGGGTGGGAGCTAATCCTCAACGTGGACGATGTTCCGTCCAAATTCCTAGACTGGCTAGCGCAGGTCGTCGGGATTCCAGTTCTTTCCTTCACGAATCTCTCCAATCCCGACAAGCGAGCGATGATCCACGACGCCCCCGGCTGGAAGCGTGGGACGCTACAGTCAATGATCAAAGCTGCCCAGTTCACGCTCACCGGCAACAAGACGGTGATCGTCTACGAGCGGTACGACACCAACTTCCCCGGACAGGATCGGGCCTACCATATCACGTTCATCACATACTTGTCTCAGACTCCAGATCAGGCCAAGACGCTCGCGGCGCTTATAGCTGCCAAGCCCGCTGGGCTCCAGCTGACGCTACTCTCTCGCTCGGGTCAGATCTGGCAGTGGCTACGCGATCACTACCCACCGACGACTCAACGGCTATGGTCGAACGCCAAGGCTGACTACGCTGATTGGGAGCACGTTCGCGACGTGACCTACTACTAGGAGGAGCAATGGGTTCACTGACACCGAGACTCAGCCTGCCCTATCCGGCGCTCACCGACGTAGCCGACGGCCCTGCCTCGTTCCAAGCACTCGCGGTTGCGCTCGACAGAGCGGCCATTGACGACCAGGGTGCGTTCTCGGCGCGGCCGGTCAGTACGCCAGGGACTCCAGGCATCAAAGGACGGTACTACTGGGCCACTGACCAGACGATCCTCTATCGAGACAATGGTCTCGGCTGGGATCAGGTTACGATGTCCGCGCCGGTGGATCCCGACCAGACGGTTCCAGGTCTGCGTACGCTCGGGACGGGACACCAGCAAGCTTGCGCTGGCGACGATCCCCGGCTTAGCGATCAGCGGACTCCGCTCGACAACTCCGTCACCGGCCCGAAGGTTCACACAAGTTTGAAGCCGTCAGGAGGAGCAGCGTCTTCAACAGAAGCTCTGCGCGCTCTCGGCTATGGCCCTGGACAGGCAGCGGCGGGAATTCACAGCCCTTACCACCAGCCCACTTACAATGGTGGCGTCGATCCGATCGACTACACCAAGGTCAACCTATTCGGAACCAACAACCAGCGCATCGCTCGGACAGCGAACACGGCGCCAGGGTTGTTCTGGTACGAGACAGACACTCAGGATCTCTACTACAGCGATGGGACTGCCTGGTACCGGGTCGTTCAGCACTCACTCGCTGGTCCAACATACATGCCGATCGCGAGTTTCCCACCTAGCTCTCCAGCAGACGGCCAAGAGCTATACCTCAAGATCGACGCTCGAACCGTCTGGCATGTCCGCTACGAGGCAGCCGAACCGACTCAGTACAAATGGAAGTGTATCGGACGGCAAGAGCCGATGTACGCAAACTCGTCCGGCTCGATTCCTCTGTCGGCCTCAGCTATAGCAGTCTGCCAGGTTCAGCTGCCGCGCTCGGGTGAGTATCGCTTGGAGGCAGGCGGCGTCTTCGACCGGGCGGCAGCTTCCAACTCCGGGACGCATCTCAACCTCGGCACCGGGATCGGCGGCATCGCAGGGATCCAAGGCGAGGGTTGGCTGGACGCTACCGGCGGCCACACGGCGCAGACGGTCGAGATCGCCAACGACTATGCCCCGTCCACTACTGGGCAGTCAGCAGCGGCTTACGCTTACGGGGTCACAAGTCCGGCCGATCCGGGAGCGCCGGTGAACATCATCAAGGCATGGATGAAGGCGTTCCCCCTGAGGCTTTCGTGAACGACGTTCAAATCCCGGAGGATCATCCAAACAGAGTACAGCGTGCAACTGACGCGGCTAGTGGTGGTGGAATCGGTATCCTGACCGTCTGGGTCGCGTCTCTGTTTGGTGCTGAGCTTCCACCCGCAGCTACGGCGACAATAACAACCTTCATCATCATCGCCTCCGCTGCTCTCGGTAGGAACGGCATCCGAGGTCTAGCCGTCAAATTGTGGCGTGGGGCGAACGGAGACAAGAAATGAGTCAGGGCAATAGAACGGATCGTCCGCTGCCCGATCCTAGTACGCCGATCCCGACCATCGGTAAGACAATCGGCGGGGCTGTCGAACGAGCTACCAAGAAGCGCGAGTATGGCGACGAGCTAACATCCCAGGATATGCGACTGCTACTTCGGATCGCGGGAGCGAAGCCGCTCTACAACAAGAGTCGCTCCAATGGACATAGCCCTCAATGAGAGGGATTTAGAAGTCCTGTCGCTAGTCGCTGATGGTATGACCTCAAACGAGATCGCAAATGCGCTCCACCTCAGTAGCCACACAGTCCGTTCTCGCAAGAAGCAGATCATAAAGAAACTCTCCGCTGCCAACATGATCGAAGCGGTCTACAAGGCCACGCCCGCGATCATAGCTTGGCGCGAAGAAGAATCAACGTAGCGCGTACTCCATGTGCTGTAGTTCCTGGTTAATCCGGTTCACAGCTTTGTTAGCGAAGTCGGGGTCGGGCTTCTTGAGTCCCCAGGTCGCGATCCAGGATCGTCTTTGATCCAGATACTTACGATGGGCGGCCCACCACTTGTCCCAAAGAAGGGCAGCTCCGTCCTGCCGATCCTGGTCGTTGATGGGCCGCCACTCGATATTCTTATCATCCTTCTCGGCCCAGGCGGCTAGCTGCTGCTTGAGAACCCAGAGGACACGACGACATCGACGCTTCTCTAGCGCCAGTTCTGCCTTCGTGGCATCCGAGCCGATCCTACGGGGCATTTCGATCGCGACGAGCAACATACAGGCCTGGGTCTGAATCCTCGCGATCTCTGCCGTCGCAATCTCAGCACTCGTGATCTTCGAGTCGATCTTGAGACGCTTGTTGTAGAACTCCTCCAGGTACATTGTCTATCAGCCCCGTACAATCCGTAGATTTTCCGGACGTAGAACGGGTCGGAAAAGTTCTCCGACGAGTTGTACGGCCCTTGTACAATTCTCTCTCACGGTCTTCCTCGTCTGAAACGGCTCTCTCAGACGATCTTTAGCTCCTTCTTCGGCTTGAAGCGCCGATTCTCCTCGATGGCGTAGGGGAAGCTACATTGACCCTCAACTTGCTCCCAGCCCTGGAACTCGCACATCTTGGTTTTCTCGCAGGTGATCTTGATGTACGGATCTAGCCAGGGGTGGGCTTCGATGAGTTGCCGGCCCATCTCTCGGAAGCAGTAGACGATCTCGTGCTGGAACATCGTACACGCCCGGTAAGCGTAGGTCGCAATGAACTCCCGGAGCGGGTACTCGCAGAGGATGTAGTTGGTCGTTCCTTCCGGCAGGATGTAGCGGGCGTCCTGGTAGCTGACGTCGTGAGCGCAGGCGACCCGGTACGCCTCGTGCGCCGCCGCGATCGCTTCCATGAAGGCATTCCGGACAACCGGCTGTCGCCATACTGACTCTGGCATTCGGATGTCCGGCTGAGTCCCGTACCAGGTAGCTCGTTGAGACTGCTGGTGGAACCCTGCCTTGCGCGTTCGGACGAGCTGATGAGTACAACATCGGCTTACGCCGGAGATTTCAAAGACGACAACCTGGGTCTCCAGGGAGGCTTGCAGGCCTCCCCGGAGCATTTCATCCCAGTCCGCCATCTCATCTTCGCCGACGTTGAGGCCGGTCGTAGCTCGTAGTGCCTTACTGTTCACGAGCTTAAAATCGGCCTCGTTGACTCCTTGGATGAGTCGAACTTTGATCTCATCCGTACCGATAGAGATTTTGCCGTTGTTCGACGGGCTGTTATGCTGGCCGTCCTGATTCTTCGAGTGACGATTGAACGCCACGTCCCTGGTCAGGTCGTGCTCGGTAAAGTCGCCCGACTCCCGGCTAGTCTCATACTCGGTGAACTCACCGTCGATGTTCTCGATGAAGATGAGAGGCATGTTCTTACCCCTTGCTTCGACCGGCGATGTTCTTCCCGGCCTTGGTAGTGAGGAACCGACCCATCTCGGCTCGCTTGGGACGTACCCTGCCGACTTCGCCGGTAGGTGCTGCTGCGAGCCGGACGCTAGCCTTGCGGGCTGGGCTGTCGGCTTCGGCGACCTTTTCACCGCCGGGGGTCATGTAGGTTTCACCCTTCTTGTACCCCTCGCCCTTCTTGCGAGCTGCCTTGTAACGCCAGCTGAGGCGAGCGATCCCTGGAACGGTGAAGTCCTCACCCGCTGCGATCTCGTCGGCGGCGATCTCGGCCAGAGCGTCCAGAACTGACTTCGTCAGGTTGGGCTTGATTCCGGTCAGCTCCTCGATCTGTGCCGCGATCTCGGTTCTTCGTAGCATTGCGCTCCCTTCTCGTTGCTTCTAGGGTGCCCGGCCCATCCAGTAGAGATAGCCGCCGTGTATGTAGCAGCCATTCCCTCCTAGACCTATACGCCGGATGACGCGATATTGCTGCCAAGGCGTAGCGTTGTACGCCTCGGATGGGTAGCCGGGATACCTGTATTGATCCCAGGCTCCGACTGCGAAACCGAAGGCACCTTGGTACGTTCCGCTGTTGTGCCTCCAGTTCAGCTGCGTCTCGCACATCCCGACTGACCAGTACAGCTTTGGCAGCCATCGCGGACGCTGGGGTACTCTGAACGTGCTCGCTGTTGCGACTGTCGTGAGGGCGAACCCCACGATGATCATGGCGGCGAGTCGCCTCATTAACCTCCCAACGTTGGGGGTCGCTACGCATCGGGGTCAATCACCCACATCTTGCTCGCTTTGACCTCGCGCGCAGCCCTGAACCCAGGCTTAACGCCTTGAACGACTACGATATCCCCGTTCAGTCGCAGGCCCCAGATGGCCTTTTTGAAGCCTGGATACTTGTAGCGGTCTACACGGATTGAGACTAACTCCGTGCCGTCGTAGCCTGCCAGGATCATCCACTCGTTGAGATCTGGACGGTCTAACTTCTCCAGATCAAGTTCGACCCCACGCGCTTTGTTTATTTCGTACAGATCCCGAAGGTTACGCTGGACGATGACTCCTAGCCACGTGACTTCCTCGTCACGCCCGCGCTCATATGGAACTTCCAGCGCGGTATGGGTCGGCTCCGGCAAGCCCAGGTTGGGCAGATCCGCCTTGACGCGCTGGATCTTATCGTCCAGCTCGTAGATGCGGAATGGATCCGGATGGCTGACCCAGTCTTGGATTGAGGCCGCTGTCTTCGGCCCAAAACCGTTAATGCGTTCTATTTCACCCCACTCAGTGATACCAAGAGCATCTCTCCCCTCGATAAGTGCTTTGGCTTTCTTGTCGCCGATGCCGGGGATCTGAAGCAGCCCGGCGTGAAGCGTTCGATCGACTAGCTCCCAGGTCGTTGTAGCTCCTGTAAACTCCGGCGGCTCGATCTGGAAGCCGTGTGTCAGCGCGTCTCGGAGCGCGACAGTCTCTGGGTCAATCCTCGCCTTAGATACCGCCGACGCTTTCGTATTCCCTCTTGAGCCGGAAGTGTTCGCGGAGCTACGCGCGCTCGCTTTCCGAAGCAAATGCTTGTAGAAGATCCCTGGGTGGTGAGTCTTGAAGTGGGCGTCCATCCAGGAGATGTAGCCGTACGCGACTGAGTGCGCGGCGTTAAATGCGTAGGAACCGGCGGTGATGCAATCGCCCCAGATTGCTTTCGCCGTAGCCTCGTCCATCTCCGGAACCTCTAGGCGCTCATGGATGGTTTGTGCTCCTTCCCAGAAGCGGCCCCACTGACGCATGAACTCCTGATCGCCTAGCTTTCTTGAGATGATGCGGCGGATGTGGGCGGCGTGCGTCCAGTCGAAGTTGCCGATCTCGCGGACGATCCGGAGGATCTGCTCCTGGTAGATGATCTGATAAAATGTACCCGCAGTGATCGCTGCGAGCGCGGGGTGACTAACCGTAGGCTTAAGAACGCCTCTTTTGATATCAATGTACGATTGAGCACTCCCGTTATGTAGAGGGCCAGGTCTGGCCAGAGCGGTAATGTGACAGACTTCCTCGAAGTTATCCGGTTTGAGGGCACCGTTGATGCTACGGACAGCTCGGCCTTCATACTGAAACACCCCCGTGACGTCGTTACGTTGGAAAAGATCAATGACCGCTTTATCCTCCGTCGGGATATCGTATAGGTAGGTGACAGGCACGTCGATATCCCGACAGCAGCCCGCGAGCCGATCCATCGCGGAGAGGCGCAGGAAGTCTAGTTTGAGCAGACCCAGATACTCAGAATCGTATTTGTCGATCCCGACGACTTTACGTGTTCGGCCATCAACGACTCTTGTAATGACGGAACATACGTCAGTGATTGGTCCATTGGAAACAACCACACCAGCTGCGTGAACACCAAAGCCCTTGGCGTTCCCTTCCAGACGGGTGGCTTCTTCGATCTTAGGAAACGCCTTGCGAACTTCCGCCGCTTGCTCAAACTGATCAAAAGTATCCTCGATGGTTGCCGAGGAGCGGAGATCACCGCTGCTACGTTCAATAAGGACATCTTTCACCTTCTCTACTTCAAAGGAGGGGATGTGATGGACACGGGCGACATCGTCGAGGGCCAGCTTGCTCTTATACATTGTAAACGTCCCAACGTCTGACACATTATCCCGACCGTAGCGGGCGACGAGGTAGTCCACAACTTCATCTCGTCTCTCTGACTCGAAGTCCACGTCGATGTCAGGTAGATCCTGCCGCGAGATGTCGATGAACCTCTCAAATACAAGATGCTCAAAGAGCATTGGATTGACCTCAGTGATGCGGAGTAGCCAACACGCCAGTGAGGCGGCGGCAGATCCGCGTGCCGGGCCAACCGCAATTCCGCGATCCTTCGCCCAGCGTAGAGCGTCGCTAACAATGAGGAAATAGTCAACAAAATCCTTTTCCTCGATGATGGACATCTCATATCTCAGGCGCTCCGCGTATCGTCGCCGTTCTGCGGTAGGAAGATGATCACACTTCCGCAATCGCCAGCCATCTCGCAGCCATTCACGCCATGTGGCGGTGGTATCGGCCGACTTGTATCGAACCATGGGGAGCTTAGGGAGATCAACTGAGCAGCGCGACGCAATCTCCTCCGAGGCGAGAACGGCGGCTCGGGCCATTCTCCTGTCCAGTCCGGTGCCCACAAGTCGTCGGATGAGGGTGTTGTCGTTGAGGGGTGGACAGAGGTCTGCTGTATATCCCCAGGCTCGGGATTGTTCTTCGAGGGTCTGCCTTCCTCCGGCTCGGACATTGTGGAGGACTTTCTGGATCTCTTGCTCAGTCGGGAGGGTATAGTGGCAATCCATCGTCGCGACGAGCGGAACATTGAGCTGGCGCGCGATCTCAGCCAGAGCAGGGTTAGCGGCACAGGTCTCCTCCAGTTCAGGGAACGCTTGGACTTCGATGTAATACCGATCTCCAAATGTACGAGCAAATCTTCGTGCGACAGCCTTAGCGCGAGCAAAACCTGCCTTCGCGGGAGAAATGCCCTTGCCGCCCATGAGCGAGGTAAAGAGCAGACTACTCTGGCATCCCGAGAGGACAATGATTCCATCGTTGCGCTTCCCAAGCATAGACCCGGAAATGGTTGGGTGGTAGTAGAATCCTGCATCATTCGCCTCCGTCACGAGTCGTAGGATGTTCCGATAGCCCTTCTGCGTCTCGGCCAGGATCGTGAGGTGGTTCTTGGTCTGCTGTCTATGCCCTTCGTCTATTGCCCCGCAGTAGAACTCGCATCCAAAGATCGGTTTGATGCCCTCTTTAACGGCAGCTTGTTCAAACTTAGCATGAGAGAAGACATTGCCGTGCTCGGTGAGAGCGAGCGAACCCATCCCAAGCTCAGAGGCACGCCGCACGTGCGCCTCGGGCAACGCATATCCGTCCAGGAAGCTGTAGGTGGAATGATGATGGAGACTACTAAATCGCATCGGCCGCATAGTCCGATGTACACGGTTGGTCCGCTTGTCCCGCCGGACGAGAGCTGGCTGCTCATGGTCACACTCCTTCTGATCCCGGCCACTGAAGGCAGAGATACCTGAATCGTCAAGACTGCTTCTGAAGTCCTTACTCGGCATATTTCACCCAACTGTCTACGATCCCATCCTCTCGCGTCTTGCCGTCCACAACGACCATGTAGCGGATCTCTCCGTGGTATGAGACTCGCTCGATCCCTGTCCCATCGTCCATGTTCCTCCATTCCCGATCCTCTGGCTGGTAGATGATGAGGGCAATGCCGGTCTTCTCCTCATGGTCGATAGTCGCGTATCTCTCGGCGAGCACCCTGCATGGCCGGTCGTGATGAGTGAGCGAGAAGTAGAGATCAAGTTGCTGGCGGAATTCGCGTTTGGTCATGTCTTCAAGAGCTGCGATACCACGGCGAGGTTCCGATCGTTTAGCCCCATGATGATGCTGAAGTTCTCGCGGAGCTTCCAATCCTGCGGTATCGTGGTGTCGTAGTATGGATTGTTGAAGAGTTCCTTCCAGGTATCAACTGTCCAGAACGATTTGTGGTCGAGATCCTGGAAGGCCATTTGAGAACCGTACCAGGGGACAACCACATTTAGCGACGCCCCCTGCTTCATTACTCGCTCGCACTCGCGAAGCATCGCTAGGAGATCCCACTTCTCCAGATGCTCAAAGAAGTGAAGCGCGAAGATGCCATCCACAGACTCGTTCTTGTAGCTTTTGAGACGAGGCGCTGACCAGCCCATCTCTAGGCTCAGCCTAGCCGTCCCGGTTATGTGCTTATAACCGGCTCCAAGATTGAGGATGAGCGGATCATTCTCGCTGATCCTGTGGTAGAGCGGTAGCTGCCGATCCATCCCGACTTCAAACAGACTGATGAGGGAGTACGGGATCTGGTGTACTTTCATACTGATGGCCATGGCCATTTTCCGTTCCAGTCTTCCTCGTCCGCGAGAATCGCGCAGAAGACAGCATAGTTGATAATGTCTGGGATCTCTTTCATAGCTTCTGTTTTGGATGGTTGAGTCGACATGAGATTGCGGAAGACACGCTCTGACTTGCCATGGAGCATGACCACTTGACCGCGCGCTCCGATGCCACGCCAAAGATCCTGACGGACTCCCTGGCGTTTCTGGAGTATGAGCCTCGCTTCATCGATGTAGTGCTCCCACTGATCTTCTGTCGTCAACATTCCAGTTCGACCCTTGTGATGTAGAGCTGCGGGATACAGGTGATCCCTTCCTCTTCCATGGCGCCGAACTTACACCAGACAGTCCCCATTGCGTCCTTGAACCAGATGACTTCTCCTCCGTTGGGATACCAGATGACCTCGTCGGTGTGAACGGCGAGGACACGAGGCCACTCCATATTCTCAGCTTCCATTACGCCTCCACGCTCGAAGTTGATCGTTGAGGTGGACGAGGGCTTTCTCAGACGTGCCCTGGTTCTGGCGATCCCAGGATCGGTTCCAGGATGTCTTAACCAGGAAGGGCACATTCTCAGAGAAGATAATCTCGGCTTCATCATACATCTCAGCGAGATCCTCATAGACTACGACCACTCGTTCCGGTTCAACTATCTCAGCGAGCCGGTAGTATTTATGCTCATCAAAGAGTAGGCCATCATACGGGACGTGGTTCCTGCTCAACCACTCGCGAGTATCCGGATCAATGTTGTCGAGCCGCAGATACGGCCGCGTCGTCGCGATCCAGATTTCGCAGTCTACCTTGTAGGCCGCGCGAGCTACGTCGATCATTCCGTCGTACGGTGGCATTGACCTTTTCTGCGCTCCCTGCCGGTACGCAAGCTTGATGTCGTACCAGGTGGCGTGCTCGATGTCGAACGCTTCACAGAACCAGTCACGGAATCCTTCATTGCCGGAATACTTCCACCAATCCTGCCAGCCCTCGCTGCCGAGGTACTCCGTGGCAAAGTTGATGAAGTGCTGATGGTAGTCGCCCATCGTGCCGTCGATGTCGAAGACAGCGATCGGTTTGACTGGGCTAGAGCAGCGCGTACAAAGCATCATGAACCATGGCGTAGACGTGGTGGGTCAAAACACCCTTCGTCCAAGAGCCGAATCTGCCCGTCCAGGTGACCGTCGGCCAGCAGTCGCAGTTGTTCTCGATGGGTTTCTTCCCCTCCAACAGTCCCGAAAATGGAGGCTTCGTCGCGTACTCGAAGCTCAGGATATTGTCGATGTGACTCATCCGGTACCAAGGTGTCTCCTCTCGACCGTTATACGCCATGACGTTCCCTTGCATCGGATGGGCGGACGTCACGACTCGGATCCAGATGGGTTGCGCGGTGAACGTATGCTTATCTGGATTGAGGCAGAATCGAGGCTTAGGCGCGGTACAGATGACGGTGTCGAACTCCTGCGTCAACTCGTGGAGACCGATATGATTGATCTCGCGCGCTCGGATCTGAGATCGGTACGACATCCAGAGCCTCTCGTACGCGAGCCTCAGGCTCCACATTGGAGTCTCGCCCTCCTCGAAATGATGCCAGCTGACGGGGTGGCTCTCGTCGCCATACACCTTCTTGGCGTAGCCCTCGGCCGTTCCGTCCTTCATGATGACAAGAGTGCCATCCGGCTTCTCTCCCGTCAACCCTTCGATCGGCTCGTGGAGATACATGGCTCCCCAGAGCTTCGATGGCTGCTTATCCAGAGCGTAGATCAATGAACGAATTCCAAGCCGCTGTACGGCATGCGCCGCGAGTAGTCCCGATGGCCCGCTACCTATGATTGCGATAGTCATTCGTCGACTCGCGGAAGCGGCGGTGGTGAAGACGCGGGTGGGAGTGCCGTTCGCTCGGCTCTGGCCAGCCTCTGCTCCGGCGTCTCAAGAGTCTCAGGAGCCCACTCCTCGAAGCCGGGAACATCTTCAATCTCCAGCTCTTCCACTCGAAGATGCTGGCCGGAGATGAGCAGCCCAGTGCCGTCATCGAACCTGATAACGATCCTGTTGTTTACGATCTGGCATGAACCGATCTTCTTCCCCTGAGCGAATACGATACTCAATGCAGCCTCCATCTGCTCGGCTAGCTGATCGGTAGCCGTGGCCTCGGTGTCTGACTCGAATATGACGCGACCTTTCTTCTGACTCTTCATTTATACCAACTCCCTCGCTTGGTGCCTCCCGGCGATAAGTCCGACCAGAAAGAAGTGCATGAACAGCGTATTGATTGCGGGCTCGATCTTCGGATCCATTGTCTTCCAGGCTGGGTACTCTCGCTTGACGTGACCCACCCGCCGCTGGAGTAGGTTGTCGAACGCCTCTCGCTCTACCTCCAAGGCGCTCAACTGCCTCCCGTAGTCCGGCGCGCCCGCGTACGCCACCTGGAGCACAGTCTCTGCCCGAGCTAGAGCTTCTGCGTTGATCATTTCACCCTCTTATTTCGTCGTTGATTCCGGCCCTGTTGCTTCGCAGTAGCCCAGCGGACATTGCTGGGCTCATAGTCACCATTAGGGTCGATCCGATCTAGTGTCATCCCCTCCGGCCTGATACCCATGTCAGCTAGGAAGTTCTCGAAACCCAGCCAATCGTCACAGACTGTTATCCCTCGACCGCCATAACGATCGTAGTCGCGTCGGTTTGGATTGAGACATCTAGATTTCATCGCCATCCACGATCGGTAAGTAGGAGTCATTTGATGTCCAGCCCAGTGACCATGTTTCATCATCTACTTCAGCTCCCTCAAGATAGTGTGTAAGGTAGGCTCCACCCTGATATCACCAGCGTCCTTACGAACCATCCTCATACTCCACAATTTGTTGATCTTGGCGTTGGCCTCCTCTCGGGATATGTTGAGGATCTCCTCTAGATCCTGGCGCCGGAACGTCGCATTTGAGCGCAGGAATTTTCCTAGCGGCCGGTTATCGGTCGTCAGAAGATAGTTGCGCATCAAGTCACGGTTCTGCTCTGCTTCCTGCCGGTCGGCGAAGACCTCATCCGAGCGGTCGCGGTAGCCGAACGTTGGCATCGAGTATATGTGGTTGAGAAACGCTACGGCGTCGTGAACGTGCTCGTGTCTGACGATGAGCTTCTCGTAGGTTTCGTCCGTGCTGAAGACCCTCGCCGCGAGAGCGGTACTCACACGAGCAATCTTCTCGCGGATATCAGCTGCCTGGACGAGTGGTGGATCCTCGATGTAGCTTCTACCGACCTTTGTGGCTAGATCCAGGGCTGCCTTCTCAGCGCCTTGCGTCCAGACGACGTGCTCTGGCCGGCGTGTCCAAGCCCACAAGATGAGGTTGTGACAAAGCTCAGACGAGTAGCGGGTCGCGGTACTCTCGTGTTGAGTGTTGTATGTCTCGACAGGGATGTCGTGCATCGTAACGGCCATGGCCATATCGAAGCGAGCGATATCCTCCATCGCGCCGATCAGCGGCCGGAGCGCGTCAACCCCGTACGTGAACTGCCCCATGTTCCCGCCATTCCGAGGATTCCCCAGCCATATCATTCTCGTCCGCGCATGCGTAGCTTCCTGCTGGATCTTCGAGATCCTCACCACTCCATCCGAGCGCAGATCGGACATATGACCGATATCCTCGTAGGACAGCGCGGAGATTTCGTCTATCACAACCGCCCGACGATCGTTGAGCGGAAGGACACCCCATGTGACCACCCATTCCTTTCCGCCAAGCTGCTGCAAACCACCAACAACTCCTGCATAAGACGCTGATTCACCGCCGATGATCTCACCTGCACCGTAATGACGGATGAGATTCCTTGCTGCTTCGGATTTACCAGTTCGAGTGTCACCATACACGCAACTCTGGATCCATCCGCGACCGATTTCTTTCTCGTTGAATTTGAACGCCAGTACAGAATGTAGCGTGAGATCAAAGACCGCATGCATCTCCCATCTGCCGGTGATGCGAGTGACTTGGTCACTCAGCGCCTCCGCGAGCTGTCGCAATTTACGAGCGGGTCGCTGGTTCGGGCGTGGCTGGAAGATGCGTAGCTGCTTCCCCATAGCCGGATCCAGTTCAAAGTTATCGAGCGAGGTTGAGACGGGCGCTAGCTCCCAGGAAAGAAACTCGTTGCTTTGATCCTTTGGGTTCGGGTGGAGCGCGCCTGTTATACTGAAGGTATTGTTAGGCAGAGTATCATGCCGCCCGACCGAGATAATCCTCATAGTTTTGTACGAGCCAGCTTCCGTTGACTCAACATGATCGATGCTCGGTCTGGCGTAGAGAATCTCTACGGCCTGATAATCCTTGGGCTCAATGGTGAGCTTATTACACTTCTGCGCGCCGTACTCCAGACGAAGTGCGTCCCAGAGCTGGGCCTGAGTCGCGTCAATCAGAGCCAGAATTGTCGGGCTGTCGCCGTTTATCTCAATCGTGGTAGACCCGTGGGCCTTCATCGGGCAGAAGCTGCACTTGAGGCCAGCGTCACGCGTACACGTAAGCTGAGCCGTGCGCGGCACGGTGTAACCCGGCTCTCTTTTGCCCTTGATGGTTACGATGAGATTGACAGCCTTGGCGATTCGGTTAGCGTCAAAGCTGTCCAGCACCGAGATAGTTTCTGGCTCTGATTCAAGCGGCTCACGCGGCTTATGTCCGTTCCAGGGCTGAGCCTCGCGGAGTAGGCGCTCGAATGTTCCGTTGTCATGCTCCAACCAGAAGTCGGTTAGATCCTTCCCATGTTTCTCGTCAAGAGGATACGGCAGATTAACCACGTAACAGTCACTACTGTTGCCAAGATTTCGTCCCACCACGCGGTTAGCATCCACGCCAGTGTCATCCCTGTCATGACACAGATACACGCGCTTTCCAGCAAAGAGATGATTCCATTCTGGCTTCCAAATCTTCGCTGCTCCAGTTTTTGTGATGGCGGCGTAGCCTGCCTGGATGGTCGCGAGGGCATCCCATTCTCCTTCACAGACGACAACGGTATCGTTCTCTAGTTGGTCGATCGGGTAGAGTCTGGGAGTGTTGAGTCCGGTAACGCCCCAGATCTTGGTGTCCCCCTTCGGACGCGGGGTGTACCTCCGGACGTTGTACAGCTCCCCCTCAGCCCCGAAGACAGGGATCGTAAAGACTCGTCTATCCCTGTCCCAGCCGATTTTGTACCGGCGTAGCGTATCGGACGTGAGGCCGCGTAGACCAATTAGCTCGTCTCGCGCGGCTTCGTCATCCATCAGGTTCGCAGCCCAGGCATCGACCATCGCCATATTGATAGTCTCCTCTGGGTGAGAGTGCTTGATCGTTGACCCGCCTGAGCGGGTTGCGGCTCCCCGTTCCGGAGCGATCCAGCGAGACTTCGCTTTGATCAGATCCTTCACGGTGCTTCCGCCGCAACCCGCATGGCAGTAGAACTCGGCAGAGTACACGTTGATCGACGCCGACCGCTTGGTATCCTCGTGTAGCGGACAGAGCAAGTACCACTCGCCGTCATCGCGCGGCCCGTCGCTGACCCAGTAGTCACGCAACGCCCGAATCTGCCGGTTCGTGATCGGCATGCTACAGGGGATTCACCTGCGGCTCATCGCCGGTCGGGGCCGTGTCAGGCGGCGGAACATCGCCACCGTCGGCGGGTGCCGGGTCGGGCACGTTCGGGTTGATCGTGTCCATAGCGTCCTTCACCTTCTGAGATGCAGCCTGGAGCACCGCGTCTTCCTCGGTGAAGTCTGCCGCTGGAATTGCGGACAGCTTCGCCTGGACGGCCGAGACCAGATCCTCGATGCCCTGAGATAGATCCTGAAGGTGCTGATCGAATGTGGCTTGATCGACTGACAAGTGTCGTACCTCCCTTAGAATGTGGTTGAGCTTCTTGTTGATCGAGTTGATCTTTCCCTCGACTCTGTCAAACCATTCGTAGAACAAGATGCCTCCTCAGAATGGCTCTTCTGCGTCGTCGGCGCGCAGGGCCGCGATGAGTGCGGCCTTGGTTGCCTTGTCACCCTTCTTGAGCTTCAGGTCGCGTTGCTCGAACTGCTCCTTCAGCTCCGCGAGCGACCACTCATCGTAGTCGTCGCCGTCGTCGCTTGATTGCGCGCGGATCGCCTCGCGAATGTCGTCGTCGGACATCTTCGTCGTGACCTTGACTTCGATCCCTTCCGACTTGATGTGCTTCTTCAGCTCGGAGCGATCCATGTCGTCGAGGGGATCAGCCTCATCCTCTTCTGGCTCCTCCTCCTCTTCAACTTCATCTTCTTCTTCCTCCTCGTCTTCTTCAACCTCCTCCTCTTCTGGCTCCTCCTCGTCAGTCTCCTCCTCCTCGTCTGCCTCATCTCCGTCCTTGGCCTTGAGGAAGGTCTTGACGCGAGCCTTGTATGCTCCTTCGTACTCGTCCTTGGCGATCAGGACACGGAGCTTCTGGCCGACAAGCTTAGTCGTGTTGAGGGAGCCCTTCTCTCCCATATCGAGAGCGTCGATGAACTCCCGGAGTTTCCACGCCGTCGCGTCGTACATGCCGACGTATGTATGGAGCCGCGCGTAGTCGCTCCCGACGTTCAGTACGACGTGAATGTCGCCTTTGCCGTCGATCTTCGTGCCGTCGGCTCGCTCGGTGCGATGCTCGACTTCCGTGATTTCAGCGTTGTATGTTCCAGGCTGCGGCTGCTCTCCACCGCCACCCTCAACTCCGCTGACGTCGTACCTAATTGTTGGCAACTTTGCTCCTTCTTCCGGTAGTGGTGGACTTGGTCTTCTTCGCAGCAGCAACCGCAGCTTCTAGCTTAGGAACTGTCAGGTCAATGACCTGTCCGCTCGGGAAGGCATGGAACTGATCCTTCGCGTAGAAGTTGACGTTGCCTCGGAACCGAGTCTTTACATACTGCTCTCCTTTCCGTTTCTTTGATTCGTGGACGGTGCTGTAGCCGACCATCTGCATATAGCCGGCAATCCTTTGAGGCATGCCTTTCCCCTGAATCCACGGCATCATGCGCTCGATGTAATTCGGGCCGTGGGTATCCGGCTCGCCCTCCTGAACTTCCACCCAGAACTGATGGGCGGTGATACCGAAGTTGAACAGGTCGCACCCCATCATGAACCGAACCCACTCCGCGATCCGACCCATGTTGACGCCGTAGTCGCCTTTGTCCCAGAACGCCGTCGCGCGACGCGGATTGCGTTCCTTCGCGACCGCGAAGATGTCGTCAAGGCCCACGTCTTGCCAGCAAGAGATCGAGTCGAGCCAGATCCATCGGTACGCATCGCCCTCGTGTCGAGCCCAGGAGAGAGCTTCTTGCATCTCAGACCAGTCGTGGATGAGCCAGTGATCCGCTCCCGAGTTGACGATCGGATCCATATGCTCGACGTGCGGATGGAGGATCAGAGTCCCTGCGCCCCCGCTACCGGCGAACGTCGTTTTGCGCGCACCCGGATCGCCGTAGAGCAGAATGTTGATATGCTTACTAGACTCGATCGGTTTTATTGCGTCTGGTTTCGCCACGTCCGACCTCCCAATTCGATGCAACTAAAAACCAATTTTCCACACCTAAGCAATTCGGGGGTTTTTCCGTCGGATTTTCCGAATCACTCTCGTGCCGCAATAACGACACTTCTTCTCACCCTTCACGACTAGCTCGGGCCTCTTGGCCCACGGGCGTAGCTTCGCGCAGCTCGGACAATCGACATAGTACGTCATAGCTTCCCTTTCGGAGAGAGCTGACTGTACTCAATCTTCGGATGCCATTGCTGATACATCTTCTTCCAGCTGAAGCGAATACCGCCGCGCTTTGAGTACGAGGCCAAGCCTGCCCCGAATTCGCGCGTTATGAGATCAAGGTCGTGAGCGTTCTTCTCCTCCATCGTTCCGGGCATGGACTCAATTCCTCCCGGAGCGGAACGGAGCGCCAGAGAATTCCCCTGAACGTCAGTATGAATGTACCAAGGGACGTAACCAGCGCGTAAGTGGCGCATCACCAGGTCGTTGTCGTCGTTCGCCTGGAGAGGAGTTGAATAGCATCCAAGTTCCAGCGCTCGTCTGGGCCGAATAGCGATTAGCCGCTTCCCCATCGCACCACTATGAACCTGAGGGCCAGTGTTCGGCTCGTATCCGCCAAAGTGCTGATAGATCGGAAACCAGCAACCGACTCCCGCTATTTTGCGGCGCCTGCCCAGGAATAGCGTGAGTTTCTGAACGTTCGGGGGAGGCTCAACGTCATCGTCGCACATAATGATCTCGTTCTCGTCCCGACGCGCCGCGATGCGTAGGATCTGGCGCCGTGCGTAGGAGATACCTTGACCGCTTCTGGGGAGCACGTACATCTGAAAGGATGACCCGATGACCCCACGGTAGTCGTCCAGATCTTCGCGCTCAATCACCACAGTTACGGGCAGACCAGTCGCCTGGAGCGCGGGAAGAATCCTCGCCATGAGTTGCGGTCGGCGGCGGCTAGGGACGTAGAGCGTCATTTTTGCTCTGCCGCTCTGATCTCGTGCTCCGCGTACGGATTCCAGGTCTGAGTTGTAGCTTCCATTAACTCGCGCCAGTCCTTCCTCATTTCGTGTAGCTCGCAGATATCGAACATCCCGCAGCTTTGACAATTGAACTTGTTCGCGTTCTTGTAGATGAGATCGCTCGCGTCGCCGAACGTGGAGGCGCTCTGAGTGGCGGCGTGGATCTGGGGCCACTGCTTCTGTACGCGCTCATAGACCGATCTCCGGTCATCCTCATCGCGGAAGACCATTTTGCGGTCAAAGTAGGGCGCGGGCTGCTTCCCACTGACAGAGCCGTCCTGGTTCAGGCTCAATCCGGCGTCGTTCTTCGGGCGATCATCCCGGTACTGCTTCCGGAGGAAATTGAACATGATCCCGGCGAGCTTATCCTTGCGCTTTAGGAATCCTTGCCGGTACAACCACTCCAGGCCGAATGTCCAATACGCGCCCGCTTGATCGTCCAAGAGCAGCCACTTCGGGTCGCGCTCAATGCCCGCCGCTGACTTATGATCCCACATCCAGAGCTTATTGGTCGGGCGGTGGCGCGCAACGAGATCGAGCACTCCTGTGTAGACAAAAGGAACGTCGTGTCGAACTTTGATGGTGAATGGATGCTCGGTAACCAGAACATTCCAGTCGTCGTCCCTCCCGTAGTAGTCAACGTAATGCTCCAGCATGTCCGGGCCGAGCGTTTCAGCGTCAGCCCAGATCTCATCCTCCCAGACCTTGAAGCCGAATTCGCCTGCGGCTTCTGCGTCCTGTTTGTAGAGCTGTTTGAAGGTTCTGGCTGGATGAGGCCCGCGTTTTTGACCGGGAATGTAGTACGCCGCCAGAGCTGCGTGGATGAGAGTCCCGAACCGCAATGGCGGCCGCTCAATATTCGGTCGGCGTTTTAGAACGTAGGCAAGGTACCACTGAAAGTGGCACCTTTCAAACGCTCCTCTTTCTGACGTTCTTAGTCGCGGAATTGTCACGCGAGATTGCGGCATTTCCCTCCTTTGACACGATCCCTGTCGGCGGCGAACCGACTCGGGGAGCCTATACGACCTCGCCTGAGAAGTAAAGCCGATTCGATGATGACTTATAAACCCCCGGAAACGGCCGATTCTCAGCCCTGCTCAGCTTCGGGAATTGCACGCGCGCGACGCCCGCCCGCCTTACGCGCGAGGCAGCTCCTCCTACGCGCATACTCGCGCTCGTGTACGCGCGTAGGAGTAGTGATGATCTACTAGAGGTTTTTTTCCTCCCCGCCCGCCCGCGCGCTATAAATGTGTTTTTGGGTTTGGGCCAATTCAGCACACAAAAAAAACCCCCGATTTCCAGGTACTTTCACATTACCTACTTCGGAGAGCTCCAAAGTGGTATTGAAAAGCCCTGGAAATCAGGGGTTTTTACTATGCTTATTTCCCCTCCCTTTGGCGGGCAGCTATGATTTCTTGTGATTTTTGAGTTGTCGCATCGCCTTACGATGCACATCCAACACGATGTCGTTCAACTTGCTTTTATCGGCCGTCGTTTCCGCAATGTATTGTTCAACGGTATTTCGACTCCGATAGTAGTAGCAAGTCACTTGATGAACCCTGGAAATCCGGTGGATTCTATCCTCCAGCTGTTCCTGGTCATCGGGGTTCCAAGTCTCATCTAGAATGTGTACGGTATCGGCCCGGTCAAGTGTGATTGATACTCCACCGGCAGTCGTCGTCATACAAACGACACGCGGGCCAGTTCCGTCCTGAAACTCGCGCTGAATCCGCACACGATCCTTGCCTTTGACAGAGCCCGTGATCAACGCAACTGGGATTCCTTGCTTCTCTAGCCAGCGCGCGACCATCTCGATCATCTCCCTGAACTGCGAGGCGATCACGGTTTGTGCGTCGCCCTCGGGATCTGTTGGGTCGATGCCTAGCTCGTTGAGGTTCTCAAGTAGGTGTGGTAGCTTACCAGAGTCCTCTTGAGGGATTAGCTTCTGTTTGACTACGATTCCTGACCCCATGCAATCTTCACAGCCGAGCTTATCACCTTCGTTCTTATTGTGCTTACAATCGACTGTGTATTCATGCACGAGGCAGACGGCGTTTGAGAACTGCTTCAGCCGGAGATATTCCGTCAGGATGTTAGTCGCAGACAGATGATTCTCCTCGATGCGGATCTCAGCAGCTGCCGCAAACTCGCGATACTGCTTGTTCTGAGCTGGCGTCATCTCGCACCACACGTCAACGTGCTGTTTCGGAGGCAGCTGAGACGCTACTTCCGACTTCAATCGACGTACCAGATACGGAGCATGAGCTTCGTAGAACTTGGACTCGATGCCCGGCTTCAGTCCTTCGATGACCTTGTGGTCTCTAAACCCGGACGAGATGATCAACCATTGCTCAGCCCACTTCCACTTCGAGCTGAAGCGGTCGGGATCGATGAAGTTCAAGGCACTCCACAGCTTAACCGGCTTACCGCCCATCGGCGTCCCAGACATCGGGATGCGCCGTTCTGCTTTGATCGCCTTCGCTAGCTTAGCAAACTGTGACGTAGGCTCGCAGAGCCCCGTCTTGTGGTACTCATCGATGGTGAACGTGTTCCATTCGCGTTCAAGGAACATCTCGCGCCACTTCTTAGAGCGGAGCATGCTCGCCGTCGTCACGAATGCGTAGGCTTCCCAATCTTCCATCGCTTTCGCAATCAGCTGAGGCAGAGCGTTGCGCTCCGCGCTCGGCGTCTCGCTGTAGAGCGTGAAGACAGGGATGTCAGTCCACCGTTCAAGCTCGAATCGCCACACAGTCTCCAGAGCTGTCTTCGGAGCGATAATCAAGTGTGGTCCATTCGCTAGCTCTGCCTCGTAGATTGCGCCGATAACCTCAATTGTCTTCCCGAGGCCCATCTGGTTCAAGTTGCCGGCGTTAGTCGCAGCCATGAACGCAATGTCGGCGCGCTGGTACTTCCGATCGGGACGTTCTTCAGTCCCATCGCCCTTGATCAGATCGCACATCTCGGGCAAATCAATCGGACAGTGGACCAACTCAGCGTCTTCCGCCAGAGCGAGCCCGCTCAGATTACGCTCCCGCTGAACCTCGTCCCTGCCCCACTGGAGCAGTTTCGGGCCTAGCTGGAGGCTTTGTCCGAACAGCTCTCGCAACTGGCGAGCGACGATTAGGTCTAGAGGCACAGACCAGGCGGGGCCACCTTTGTCCGGGGCTATAAACCGGCTGTTTGGCACCTTGCGCTTGATCTTTTCCTTTATGCCGTAGTCGTAGTCGAATCTCAGCCAAATCCTGCGGCCGGAGTCATCGACTTCAGCATAGATGGTCTTACCCATCGAAACCCTCCCTTCGGGATTGGAGCGTTCTGCTCCACGAGGCGGGCGGACACGGGTTCACCTAAGTGTCAGTAGGCAGCGCCCGTTACGGCCGTATTGCCCATCCTCCCGCCTCGTGCAGCAGAGCAGTTGGGCGGGTTCCCCCGCCCACCGCTCACTTCTTGAGTTGCTTCCGACGACGCACCTTCGGCGGCTTCTCCTCCTGAACCGGCAATCCTCGCCGAATCTGGATGATCCGCTGCTTGATCTGCGCCTCGGTGAAGCCCTTGACACGGATGATGTCATCAGGGCAGATCGTATGCATGTGTCCAAATCCGTCACGACCCCGATATGTGTAGCGGTCGCGATAGAATTGGATCAACGGTCTTGCCCTGAATCCCTTTTCGGTTTGCCCTGCTGGAAGAAAGCGTAGAAACTTCTCGCAGTGATAATCACTGACGCCCGTTATCGACGTTTCACCGTCGTTGTTCATCAGTTCAGACTTCACAGTGAAGGTTCTACCTTCCAGCAGGGCTATGTATTCTACATCCGTATCTACGTGCGCGAAGGGCGCGGCTTCAACGCCTGCCGCTTGCGCACCTTGGTTCCCGTCGCGTCCGCATCAGTCTCGGACTTCTTGGGTCGTCCAGGCCCACGCTTCGGCTTCTCAGCCTCTGCCTTCTTGGCCTTGGGCGAGAAGCTGTTGCCGTTGGCGATTGTTCTCTTGCCACGACCAACATACGTCTCGTCCGGGTCAACCCCGGCGTCCAAGAGGACGTTCTTGACCTCACCTATGGAGGCCAAGCCGGTGCGAGCCACAACGCGCTCCCACCTCATGCCCATTCCACCTTCCGCGACAGGCTCACGTGCCTGCACGATGTTCTTCGCGGTGGCCTTGAACTTGAGCGACGGGTCGAGCTTGACCTCTGCCGCGTACACGAGACGAGCAGCCATCATGGGTGAAACTCCCTTGACGGCTTTCTCGACAGCTTGGATCTTCGAGCTGTCGGAATCCTCGTCATCGAACTTCCCAATTGCCTTTGCGGCAGCTGAGATTTGAGCTGGATCCAGCTCGACTGGGACTCTGGCCATGATCCCTCCTTCTGGTAGTGGTGGTGAATCTGGCCGCCGATATCATACCTAATCGGCGGTAGAATGGCTAGTCCCTTAGCCACTCTGAGCCAGAATCCTTGTGTTAGCAGGGATTCTGACTCACAGCGCTGAGACTATTCGGCCTCGCCCTTCCGGACGAAGTGACCGAAGCCGTCATCAAATGCCAGGTACGGCCAGACCGTCGCCGACTCGAACTCATCCACGACGTGGTCGAGGAGCTTCTGAGCCTCGTCTTCTGACTCGCACTTGACGATGACGTAATTGGCTGGCTTGTCCATTTAGTCCCTCCCGAAGCCCATCGGCAGTTCCGTCGACTCAGCTTCTTCGAGTGTGCTTTCCAGATTTGGCCAATCGGACAACGGATCATCCGCTAGGCTCTCGATGTCGATGTCGCAGACAGCTTGGAGCTTCTCGCCCAGGGCACTGTTCTCCAGATTCTCGGGCAAGTTGTCGAGCCAGTCCTGATACTCCTGTTGAATTTCGTGTAGCTCGGAGCACGCAGACGCTAGTTCATCACCGGCGTTTCGGATCAACTCGAACATCTCCTTGGCTTTGTCGATGGCTTCCTGCCACCGCTTCGAGCGTGACTTCTCTTTCGCCATGACCCTCCTCTCTGGTACTCGAATGAGCACCGGCCCCACAGACGCTACTCTGTGGGGCCACTACTCACTTTCTAGACTCTTGGATCAACATCCAGAGGATGCGGAACCACCGAGGAGAGAATATGATTGGAGGTTTCGTCATCTTCTCAGGTTACGCGAATCTCCTGAACCGCTTTTGGCTCAGACTTTCGTTTCTCGTAGACCACGGCGATGATACGTTCGCGTGGAACACAATGCTCCTGCCCGGCGTGATAGCCGTTGGAGGGCGTGAACTTGATCCACTGGAGATCATGCTCGTCCATGAAGAACTCAACATGTCCGTCTCGGATGGAGAATGTGTTGTCTCCATCCGGATGGTCAAGATTGACCACATCGACGTGTTTGAGCACGATGTTCTCAGGCTTCTTTTTGCCCATGCGTCTCCTTGAACTCGTGGTCGTAGACCGGATCAGCCACGTGAGGGTCGAACAATCCGACGTTCACGTGACCGTCCTCATAGCGGTAGATCATCAAGCCGAAGATCACTCGATCGCCGTCGTGGAAGATGACGTCGTGCTCACCATCCATTTCAGGCGGTAACGCCGGTAGATGGATTGTCATGTCCCCGTGACCTCGATCTTCTAACCTGACCTTCAGCTTTCTGGTCATTTCACTACGCCCCTCCTCTCGGATTGCTGCGGCACCGACTGGTACCGGGCGTCTCAGAGCCTATCTGAGACACCCACTACTAGCCGATGTGTACTGGCTCGTACCGACCTTTGATGTGACGCGCGATGTAGCTTCCTACGCTCTTAGCTCGCGAGGCAGCTACGGCGCGTTGACGAGGAACGCCAACATACATGTACGTCTTACCAGATCCGATGTACCGGACGTACATATTGCCTTTGTCATCCCAGCCGATGCTATCAACGTTGCTCGATTCGACTTCACGCCACTTGATCATGTGTACTTCCTTCGTTTCAACTCGGAGAGAATCGCCGGCATGAACGCTTTCGGTACGTTCTGCGTTCTGACCAGGCCGAGGATCTCATCGAGAGTGAGTCGGCGTATGTACCACCGGAACTCATTCAAGTGATCACACCGTTCTTCTTCAGCAGGTCGATGATCGTTTGACGATCGGCATTGACTCTACCTGTTCGAGCTAGCCAGAGGCAATGGTCGATGATCTCGCCTCGATTCTTGTACTCGGCGCTGAAAATCTCGGTGTTGGTGTCTGTTTTCACCGTGATCACGTTGCCGGCGCGAGTGACTTGAAGGTTCAGCTGAGCCATCACCAGCCTTCCTTGGCTGCGCAGATCGGGCCGATACCCCGAGCCCTGCTGGTTTCATCTGTGAGCGTTCGTCCGCAGATCCCGCACTTGCCGATCTCAAGACCGTACCGAGACATGGCAGCTTCGGGATTCTTGGCGATCTCATCCATGATCGCTTTCTTGTGCTCCTTGTTCTTGATTGGGTACTGTTCATCTGAAGCGTACACGCTCAGGAACGTGAAGCCCTGCCACTTGCCTTCCGTCGGCTTGTCCACGCGGTAGAACTTGAGGACATCGTCTAGCGGATCGACAATGGCGTAGCGACCGGCAGGGATATCAGGCCAGTCTCGCGACTGTGCCTTCCGGGGCATCTCCTTGAGAGCCGTGATGATCTTGGACGCTTCGCCTTTGCTTAGCTTACGTCCACCCATGCCGACTCTGGCAAGGAACTCAGCTTGCTCATCAGACATCTCGTGCTTCTGTGAGAGGTCTTGTATGAACGCGAGCTGAGCCTCCGATGCTGGATCCTCTGTCCAGGCTGTCGAAGCCATTGACCCTCCTTCGGTTAATGGAGTCCGAATGAACTCCGAGCCTGCCCCGGTGGGACAGGCTCGCAACCCACTACCCCATCACTTCCTGATCTGTCATCCGTCGATACGATGTGACAGATTCGGCCGGTATGACGATCATGGCAGCCGGATCGTATACCCAGTCTGTTCTCGTGTTGAATACTCGGCAATGCTTGGTATCCACACCCAGGTACATTCCGACCAACACATGACGTCTGCGTTGAGACGAGAGCCGATATTCGATCTCGTATGTCAAGCCGATGATCAGAGGAACTGGCATTTCAGCTCTTGACGCTGTCGTACGCTGCTTGAAACCACTGCTCCGCTTCGTGAGCGTTGATGCTGGAGTCGTTGTACTCGATGACGATTTTCTCCAACTGATTGATGCTGAAGTCCTTGATCTCGTCGTTGGAGAGTGGGATGTCTTCCCAGTAACTCTCTCCGTCTGCGCCTGTATGCTCGATCGTTGTGACGTCCCGGAAGTCCATCGGGATGGCCAGAGCAAGCGCCATGATCGACTTCTCCAGTGCCTTCAGCTGAGCCTGGGTGTATTCCCCGTCGCCTTTGAAGTATTCCGATGGATTCAAGATGATCGGGCAATACGCATACAGGCCCGACTCGAACTGCCCCGTGGTGTCCTCCTCGATGACGATAGGTGCGAGCTTCGCATTGATGACTGCGAGGCCGACTGCGCAGCCGTCCGGCTTCTTGTTTCCGTTGGCTTCCGCCGCCTGCATGATCTCGCCACAAAGCCAATGTCCGGCTTTGATGTCCAGGATGGACTCCCCCAGCACGAGCTGAGCTGTCATTCTTGGCATGACCCTCCTTCGGTATTGGTACTCACCATGAGCACCGTGCCCCCGCTCGCGGAGGGTCAACAACGAGCAGGGGCACGCTGATCACAATGAAGTTGACCACTCCACCCACCCCAGGATGTTGGGATGGATGGGCTGGTCAGCCTTCGCAGTCAATCTCGCGATGGACTGTTCGCAGCTCTGCTTCCGTCAAGCGGCCGTAGTCGTACAGACCATGCTTGAGCGGAACTCTGATACGATCCGGCATTGTCTTCCACGTTTTGACATGGCCATTGACACGCCAGCGCATACAGGAGCCGTCGGCGCTCTTGACCGTGTCATCGTGGAGGATATCTCCGGGCTTCAGCTCCTTCGCCTGTTTGAGCGTGATCATGATGGTCGCGCCGAAGTAGGCTGGAAGTTGAAGTACACTCTCGGGTTATGCGTGAACTGTAGAGATCCGAGCTGGCGATCTGACTTTCGGATCACGACAACGTACGGAGCTGAGAAACCCTTGACTTCAAAGTCTCGGGTCATCTCATCAGTTGTCCATGTCTGCTCGCCTTCGCCAGGCTGATCGGTGGTGTAGTCTTTGATCGTCATGACTTGTGTGACCTCCACGCAACGATCTTGTCTCCGGGCAGAAACACAACTGGCTTCTCAGCAGCCGTGTGAAAGAAGCGATGCTTCTTCTTCACGACTTGTTCGCCCTCTTTGACAAGACCGCAATCGCCTTCGATGTAGTACACGCCGAACGTGAAGCTGACGTAGTGCTCGAATTCTTGACCTGCCCACTTCGTCTCGCACTTGTTCTCCGGATCGAACACCCACTTTCCAAGTCCTCCGAACGTCTTGCCCTCGGAGTACACCCGGTCAGGATCTTCGTCCATGTACGCGACGGTGTAGCAGAAGTCAAGCATCTGCTGATCCCAAATGAGATCCTTGCGTCTCTTGCCGCGCCGCTCGACGTAGATATTGAGTGGCATGACCCTCCTTCGCGGTTTGGTGCTCTTATGAGCACCCCACCCACTCCGACCGCAGTGCGGAGTGGATAGGCTGTCTCACTCGAAGCAACGATCGCACTTCGGCAGCTCGATCTTGTCAGCGATCACCCTGAGCCCCTTACCGAACATCCACTCGTCAAGCATGGGGATTCGGCTCCAGGTCTCAAGATTCACTTCCCGACCACAGCGAGTGATAGCTCGCTTCGGGCTGTACGACGTGGCCTTCAAAAGGCCAGCCAGATGTACCAAGCCCGAGGGTGATTCGTACAGCGTCTGTGGCAGACTCATTGGTTGATCTTTCGCTCGATTTCGAGTGTCACAATGTCGTCCACGAGTTTCTTCGTGATTGGAACAACATTGTCCGGGGGTTTTAGCTTCTCTCTGATTTGTGCATCCCGCTCTTGTAGCTTATGTTTCCGTTCCATGTGAGCGTAATGAACTAGGCAGAGTTGAAACAGAAACGCTAGCACAAACGGTATGGCCGCCACCCCTATCAACCAACCCATATGACCCTCCTTCGGTTCAGCGTTCCGGCTGGAACACTCGGCCGCAGAGCTGGTGGCATCTGCGACCGGCTGTTTCAGTCCGTCGATGCGACAAAGTCGCGGAGCGTTCCGTTGTCCATGAGAATGGTAGCTCGCCATAGCCTACCGTCGTCCTCAGGGCGCAGGATTGCCTGTCTCCTATCCGCGAACTTACGCAGCGCGTGCATCGCCGTCGGGGCATTCACGACTGCGACTCTTCTCAAACCGCTTCGGCTGCCTTGCAGCACTCTCTTGATTTCAAACGTAGCCACTCTCACCTCAGTAGGATCTCGGAGCCGAACCACAGGACGTTGTGCGCATGGACGAGTCGCCGGGCTGCGATCCAGTCGGCTGACTCCTCGCTTGTTTCAGAGGCGTCCACACCGGATTTCGCGCAGTCCCACATCCAGTCCACGACTTCGGCTGAACTCGCTTCCCAGATGCTCGCTGGGTTGCCGAACTGCTTGTCGATGCGCATGATCTTGTCGGCGATCTCGGGCGTGATACCCCACTTGATGCAGCAGTCGCCACAGAGCGCGGTGGTGTATTCCATCTCGTCCTGTGTTGTGAATGTCTGCGTGCAATCGAAGCACTTGATTACTGACATGATTCCCTCCTTCGGCTTATGTTCGATGGTTGATAACCACCGACAGCTGCCCCGGACAACGGGGGCAGCCATCGCTGTGTTACCAGCTCTTGTACGGACTCAGCGCCTTAGCGCGCTCCAGATACTCATGCGCTTCGTGGAGCTGAGTGCCTTCCTCATCACAAGTATCGAACTGGTCGAACTTGTCGATGAAAGCCCACTCGCCGGCATCACCCATGTAGATGTAGCCGACGAGTCTTCCGTCAATCTCGTACACGTAACACTCGGATTCTGTGTTAATGTGAGGGTAGTCACCCTTGATGTCTTTGGCGATGGTTTCTGCGACGCCGACGAGATCAATGTAGAATTGCTCTTGACTCATTTCATGCATGATGTCAACGGCCCCAGAAGTCGTCCATCGCTTCCTGGAGCCCCTCGAAGAAGTGACCCCAGATGGTGTACGGCACAATCGCTCTGTACTTCCCGTCGCTCATCTGTTCGACGCCGGTGATGAGCCGGTAGGTGACGAACGGCTGATGACCTTTGGTCACACAGAGCAGATCGTACTCGATTGAGTGCTCGTCGCGATCGTGCTCAACCCACATCAAAACCGTGCTTCCACTTGACGGCGTTGCTGTCCAAGCGATGCGCGGTTGATCGTGAGTCTCAGCGTCGTTGAGAGCTTTCTCCATCGAGTCAAACTGTGTTCTCATGACCCTCCTTCTTTCCGTGGCTGAATTGCCACGACACCCCTGGAATCAATCCAGGGATGTGCTGGCAAGCCAGTAATACGTACCATTGGCTTTCTTCACTGGCTTCAAGAACGGGTAGTCAGAATCTGAATGAGCAGAGTAGTCACCGCAGATCAGACATGTTCCACGTTCATTGACGCAGCAGTACGGCTTAGCCGTCAGCTCGTTCAGCTGGCGGGCCAGCTCTTCAGCAGCATCGCGATCCATGCCGCCTTCACTCGCCAGGTCATCGTAGAGCAGCACTAGTTCTTCGCTGCCCATGTGCTGAACGGCGAAGCGTTCCGTCTGCCCAACACCGGCGTAGGTGACCTGCCATGGGTTGTGCGGATCGGCCGGCCACTGACCAGTGATCTCAGGCTCATTCCCTGAGACGCCTGGCGGGTAGTTGCTAGGGCTAGGCATAGCCGTAGCTTCTCTGCTCTACGATGTTCGTGCTGAACGTGACACGCTGACCGATCTTGAAGTTTAGTTCCGGATCTTCGTTCTCACCGTCCGTCATGTACACGTCGTTGATGATGGATCGCAGGTAGATGCGGCCCGGATTCGTCCTCACCACCAGGATCTCGCCATGACACTCGATGAAATCCCACTTGGGATCGTCCATCTCAGGCATAAGATAGCCCACGATGATCCCCTCAATTGTGAAGAACTTTTGTTCTTCTGACATGACCCTCCTTCGGTTGTTGCGGTGCCGATTGATGCACACCAGCCAACCTTGGCCTGTTATGCCAAGGCGGCTGCTGAGCACTATCGGACGTCAAGATGCCGATCATGATGCCCACAATGAACGCTAGGATGATTCCTGCGATCATCGGTGGCCACCAGAAGTACATCGGCTGTATACTACCTGAGTTCCGGTGCGTAGTACGGGAGGTTGTCCATGATCTGCTTCTCAGCCAGATCCAGCTCACCTTCCGACGGGTCATCGCCGAAGACGCCTTGCGAATACAAGGTGTCCATGATCTCGGCTGCGACGCTTTTCTTGTCAAGCGGAACATCGTTCTCCTTGAAGCACTTGATGATCTCGCTGACGTACTCATCGAGGTTGACGCTGGCGAGGCTCATTGGTGGACACCACCAGTCAGCTTCTTCGGACGCTGAACCCACTTCTGGCCAAAACCTGTGCCGAGCTTTGGGTAGGCACGGTATGCCTGCCAATGCGCTTCGCAGCCGTTGGCCCAAGGGCCATGGACGGTCTTGAAGTCGTACTCGCCCAGGCTCTGACAGAAGTTGCACGACGGGATGTGGTCAACGAGAATGACCTGGTGAGGAATCGTCTTGATGACGTGTACCTCAGCTCGACCTTTCTCGCGGGACAGCTCTGCCCAGTCTTCGGCAGAGTCGGGATCATCCGTCACTCGTTTCTCAACACCATTCACGAAGACATGGTATCGAGCCTCTTTGGGTGTCATTCGACCCTCCTTTTCGGGAACCGCCCTGATCTGTGGGCGGTTTGAGCGGGGTGCTCAACCCCTGCCGTTTGTCCGTCGGCAGGGATTCAGAACCCACACTAGCTCATATGCTTGACGCAGACTCTCATCGTTTTGCCTGCGGCGAACCTTGTGCTTATAGCGGGCTCGCCACATGTTACAAAACGTCCAGGTCGCTTGTTCGGCTGAGGTTCATAGCGGACGTTACACGTAGGATTGTCCATCAAATCCCGGTCAACTTGCGGTACACCTGTTGACCAGACATCTTGGAACGTATCCCTTGCTCGACCGCCGCCGCCTTTGCGCCTGACGTTTACAGGCCCATTGTTCTTGTTACGCGGGCGTCGCTTTGCCATTTCTCACCTCCTTCTGGTTGTGTGGGTAGGGTTTTGTAGCTTATGTTTCACAATTTTTGTGGGCACGCTTTTGTAGCTTATGTTTCGGGAATTGACATCCCCGAGTCTTGAATCCGGATTGTGGATTCCCGAATCGCAAAACCCGAACCCCAATTCCGGTATTCCAAAACCCGAATTTCAATTCCTTGAACCGCAGACCCGAACCTGAATACCCGAATTGCTCATCGGGTATAAACATTCCGGTGTTGTGGCCTCCGAAACTGAATTCGGGAATCTGAATTCCGGAATTCCCCATCCGCCACGAGCTCGCGCCAATGACGGAAGATCAATTCCGGAATCTCAAACCCTCCATTGTAAATATCAACTAAATACGGCCGAAATACTACAAACTCATCGCTATGTTGGCGATAATTCCGGCACAAATTACAACGATCGGCGCCGCGACCAAATACATCGGCCAGGCGTCATTCCAGCGCGGAATTCGGTTCATGAATTCCGTCCTACCGGCCGTTGAATTTGACGAATTTCTTGTCAGAATCTGACGCGAAAATTGTCTGACCAAATACGCGGCGAGCGGCGCAATACCGCTCAAAACGCTCAACGGCCAATTCGTCGGCCTTTACTGCCCAATTATACCGCCGCGATCGCAATTTCGCAATCTCATTCCGGCGAGATTCGGGACGATTCATTTGGACCCTCCTATACGCGGTACAGCGGTATTGCCGCACCGAAAAGCTCCCCGAAATTCAACGATCCAATTCCGGGGAGCAATTCGCTACGCGGTAGCGGTCAGGTTAGCGGACGCCTTTTTGGCGGCCTTTTCCTGAGCCTTTACCGAATGACGACCGCGGCCGGAATACCGCTCCGAAACGGGCTTCGACAGGTTTTGAAGCCGGTCGATATTCGCCTTGGTCGGGCGGAATCCGTACACGATCGGGTAGGCGTAATACCGGAGCTCAGGCGCCTCGGAATGAAGCGACCGGATATCCGTCGCAGTAATCGCCTCGATGGACTCGAATTGGCCGACCCGATTAGGGATCAGATTCGCGTCACGACGAGCGATATACGCCACCTCAACTACGCTCCAAATACACCTACCGCCGGTCACCGCCTTGAAGATATCGGAATGACCGGCACCCGCCGCCGCCATTTCGGTAATCTTGGCGACGCGATTAGGGGTGAGATTGAAGGACATTTACCCTCCTAAAGGGTAGATATC